CTATTTCTCGGTAGTTTTCCGGAAGGCGACGCGCGACGCGGCGATCCGCCGGTGGGCCTCAAGATCGGCAAGGTCGTACACATCCTGCGTCACCTTGCTGCCCTCGACATGCCCCATCAACTTCTGAAGGTCATCGACCGATGCGCCGGATCGGCGCGCCTCTGTCGATCCCGATTTCCGCAGATCGCGGTTCCAGACTTTCTTGCTGATACCGGCAGCGGTGGCGGCCTTGCGCCATATCGTTTCAAAGGGCTGGCTCAGAAACGGCTGGCCTGTTCGGCGATCTACCACCAGCGGTCCGCTCAAAGGCTTTCCGGCCGCCAGCGTGAGCTCCAATTCCTCCATGACCATCGGGCATGCGCGGAGGTCGATAACGATCTCTTCGCCGGAACTCTCTTCTGTCTTCGTCGGCTTCCAGCGCAGGATCAGATTGTCATCGACATCGTTCCATGTTGGACCGAACCACTTCTTCCCGTTGTGGTGGATTGCTGAGGGTCGTGGGTCCGACATATCGACCCACTGGCCGATAACATCCCACTGTCGAAGCGTGCCTTCAAACTGCAGGGCGTAGGCGAGCGCGGCTCCGGGCTGTTGTTGTTCGTGCGCGGCGGCGCGCGCCTTCGCAACTTGCCCGGCAGGAATGGCGAACCTTCGCGCCTTCGGCTTCTCGAGGTTCTTAGGAATGCAGGCCCGGAATTCGACGCATCCCGGCTTACGGCATTCGATGGCGAACTGAAGCGATGATTTCAGGACCGCAAGCGCCATATTCGCTTTCGCGATGGTTCGCGGATCGCCTTCCTTTTCCGGCTTTGTCCATTCCTTGAACCAGTCCCGAACGTCGCGGCCGTCGGTTTGGTCGATATGACAGTGACCAATATGCGCGCGCATCATCCGCATATAGGTCTTGTAGGGATGCTTTGTCCCCGGCTTCAGTCTGTGAAACGGGCTCTGCGGATCGGTTTCGTATAGATCGAATACGCTCCGAAACGTGCCGTCGAATTCGATGATGGAGCGCTTAACGCCGGTGATCCATTCCAGCATTTCGCGCTGAAGCTTGGCGCACCGTTCGCGCAACAATCGCTCGTCGCCGGCAAGGGCTGTCAGGTTTGCTGACTTGACCGGGTAGCCCTTTGCAATGGCGGCCTTCGAAGCTCTCCAAAGGAGGCGCGAGCCCTGCCGCCTCAAGCCGGGGATTGGTTGCTTCGCTTCTTCCATGAACTGGCGAACTCCGCAGGACGGTGGGGTTCTCTCGCGGGCGGCCCATCGCTCCTTACTCGGTACTGTGCATCATAGAATGCCCGGATGGCTGGAACGTACCGCCCGCCGTGAAGGCCATCAATCCCCGGGAACCCTCGTTTTTCGAGAAGTGGGGCTATCCCACGCCAATCGACGGTCCGTCCCGGCCCCAAAATGGCGGCTGCGATCTGCTCTTCGCTGGCGAAAAGCGGCAGATCATCCAGCTTTTTGAAGCGGGCGGTCATGATCAGAGCCCCATCGCCCGTTCGGTGGCCTCGCGCTTGCACCGTCGCCAGAGCGCAGCGGATAGGTCTGTGGCCGCGAGCGCGCGGTTGAGTTGGATTTCCGCCCAGCCGCCCTGATCCCGGTATTGCTGTTCGAACCGACGATTTGCGCGATCCTTCGCGCGAACGGCGAGCCGACGGCGGCGCTTCGTCGTCTTCGACACCAGCGCCCAATGCTTTCCGCAAATCCATTCGGCGAAGCCGCTGTCGTTCCGGCAGGTGCGCCGGCAGTACGGGACGCAGCATGCAATCCGGTCAGGCATTGTCGTTGCCTCCGCACTCCGGGCACGGCTCGTATTCGATGGTCTCTTCTGGAATAGGGATGGCGTTGCCGCAGCAATCGCCCGTTCTAGTCGGGTTACCGCAGCATCCGGCAACCGCGATGACGCGCGTCACCGGGACGGCCCCGACGCCATGACACGTCAGGCATTCTGCAGTCTTCGCCGGCGTCATGCGAATGTCTCCCGATAGTCGATGACCTCGACGCCAGCCTTCGTCGCCTGGCGCACCATGTCTGCCGTCCCCGTGCGGCCGGGGAAGGCGACGACGAAGTCGGGTTTCAGGTCGAGCATCTTGCCGTTGCGGATCGGCCCCGCCGCGTGGCCGTACCGACGCCATTCGGCTTTCACGACGATGCAGGCGAGGCAGCGAGAGCGCGCCCAATGGTAGGCCGTGGCATCCGCGCCGGTGGCGCCGCCAGAAATGACTTTCGTTACGCCACGCCCCTGCCGAAGGTGGTCGAGCGCCTCGCGCATCATGAAGTTCTGCTTCGCCGCGCGCTCCATTTCCGCGCGCAGATCCTCCCGCGGCGTCAGGAAGTGGACGTGCCCGAAATATCGGCCGCCGCATACGATCATCGTCGTCATTCGGCGGCCTCGCTATTTGCGAGTTCAAGCAGAACGTCCGCATGGCATGGTTGGTCGAGCGGACACCAGCAAGCGAGGTTCTTGCCGCGGAGTATGCGCCTCGCTGCGGCCGCCAGCGGGCTCTTCGGAGGGCAATACTGCCGGAATTGGATGACCGCGTGCGCGCGCCCCAAGGCGTCGCGTGTCAATGCCTTGTGCGGATTGCCCCAATCCGAGCCGCGGCCGACGTAGGCCGTGTTCGGCGGCATCGTCCAGCCCTTGGTGCGCTTGCGCTGGATGCGGACCGGCTTCGCCATCACCAATTCCAGAAGCCCTGCGCGCCAGCGGCCTTCACAGGCTTCTTCCACGCGTCGATGTCGGTCAGCGGCCATGCATACATGTGCTGGTCGATCCGGTCGCTGTCGGCCACCTTGTCGAACAGCTTCGATGCCTTGACGGGCTCACCGATGACGGCTGTCCCCAGCGCCGCGGCGAGCGGTGCGCCGCCGACCTTCTTTTCCAGAATGGCCCAATGCAGCCCTTCGAGCCATGGCCGGGCGCGATCAGCTTCGAGCGCGCTTTCGCCGCCTTCGATCCGGGCGAGAATGTCGCGGACCTCGCTCGGCTTCGGCGGACGCGCGCCGGCATGGATGACGATGCGCTGGCCGACCAGCTTTCGAAGCCCGGGCCGGTCGGTGAACGACCATCTCCGAAACTCCCAAGGCCTCGCGCCGATCATCACCAGCGATGCCCACGGCTGCCAGATCGTTAGTGCTTTCGTGCCAGTGGGCAGATCGGGCGCGATACCGCCTTCGAACTCGCCGATAATGCGGATCGCCTCGTCACAGTTTGCGCGGTACGGGCTGCCGCCCCCCATGGACCAGCCTTCGCTGATCGCCTGGCGGAGCGGCTTCGGCAGCGCGCGCCAATGGCGCGCGCACATGAAGACGTTGTGCGGTACCATGGCTGAGCAGTTGGGGGCGTGACAGCGGTGCTCCGTCATGGGCTGCCTCCGACGTCGGCAGCAAAGGCGGTCCGCGGTGCCGGAGAAGCTTCCAACGCGGCGGGAAATTCCTTGTGTTCGCGGCCGTCGAGCAGGTCGCCTGCTCGCTTCTTTCCAACGCGATCCATCTCCGCGCCGCCACCGCCGTTTTCGTTCGCTCCGCCGATGCCGGCGCCTTCGCGCCCGTTCGGCCAAAGACAAATCTGACCGCGGCTTCCCGGCGAGATCTTATGCGGGGCCCATTCGCCCCATTGCTTGAAGTGGAAGGCGACGCCGGCTGCGGCGCACTGATCGCGCAGCGATCGAGGCCACGATGGATGCATCGGCCGCGCGTGCGGGCCGCTCTCGCCGCCGCAGATCACCCAGTCGAGGCCGATGCCCTCGTGCCCCGTCAACCAATGCGAGATGTCGACTGGCCCAAGCATCGGCTCGATCGAAAGGCCGCGCCACGTAGCCGGCGTCATCATCAACTTCGGAATGTCGCGATCAGCCTCGGCCTGATTAACGACCGTCGCCATCAATCCCGCGTTCGGATAAGGCCAATCCGGCGGCAGCATCTTTGCCGCGTTGCCGATGCGTTTGGTCAGCAGCATCCACCGCAGGTTCGGTGTGGCACGGATCAGCGCCCATAGGTCAGTGCGCCAAGCCTGCTCGACCTCGTTGTCGAACACGTCGGCCAGTGACGCGCAGAAGACACGCGGGCGCTGCCCCGAAAGCGCAGCGGCTCGATCCCATCGAAGCGGAGCATCCCACGTCTTGGTGCGCCGGCGCGGCACGCCCGGGCCCCAGCCATCCACCCATTTACGCCTGCCGTTGTCGCGCTCGGCGTAGCAATGGTCGCAGCCCGGCCCGACCTTGGTGCAGCCGATCCACGGATTGAACGTCGCATCGGCCCATGAGATTTCGGTGCGCTCAGCCATTATGCGACCTCACGCTCGAACCGACTGCGATGATAGCAGCGGGCGCATTCCCACTTGATTTTGCGGAGCGGTTGCTTCGGATCAACGGCGATGCCGAAGACATTCTCCTTCGCACCGCATGCGCAGACGCCACGCTTCAGCTTACCGTCGCGGATCGCATTGTTGATCGCGTTCTGCGCAAGGTAGAGGTCCGGGTTGACCTCGCGCCAACGGGCGACAAGGGCTTTCGCCATGGCTCGCCGGTGCGGCTGCTTCGCGCGCGCACGGTCCCGCTCTTGAACGTCAGGGTTTTCGCGGCGATTGCGCTTCATCGCGGTTTTGTGGCATTCTTTGCAAATGCCTTGCAGCCCGTCTGATTTGTGCGGGTGCTTATAAAAGCTGGTTCGAGCCTTCGTCTCTCCGCAAGCTGGGCAAAATTTCCCCATCATCGGAATTCCGGGCTGAAAGGGATGTCGTCGTTCATGTCGTCGTTGCCGCGGTAGCCGCTCGAAGATCCTTTCCGCGACGTTTGCCGCTCGCCGAAGCCGTCGTCGTCATCGTCGCTGCGATTGCCGCCGTTGCGGCTGTCGAGCATCGTCAGCGTCGAGTTGAAGCCCTGCAGCACGACCTCGGTCGTGTACTTGTCGCGGCCGTCCTTGTCCTGCCACTTCCGGGTCTGCAGCGCGCCTTCAACGTAGACCTTCGCGCCCTTGCGCAGGTATTGCTCTGCGACCTTTGCGAGACCTTCGTTGAAGATCACGACGCGATGCCACTCGGTCTTTTCTTTGCGCTCACCGCTGTTTTTGTCCCGCCAGGTCTCCGACGTCGCAATGCTCATGTTGGCGATCGCACGTCCGTCCTGCGTGCGCCGAATGTCCGGGTCGGCACCGAGGTTGCCGACCAAGATCACCTTGTTAATCGATCCGGCCATTTCAAAATCCCTTCGTGATGTTGTGGCGAGCGAACTTTGCGAGCTCGTCCGCTCGCTCGTTCAGGCGAATGCCTACGTGGGCCTTGACCCATTTCCATGTGACTGTGTGGCTTAGGCGCGCGGCGTCGAGCCGCCGCCAGAGGTCTTCATTCTTCACCGGCTCCCGCGCGACCGTCAGCCAGCCGTTGCGCTTCCAGCCATCAATCCAATTCGTGATGCCGTTGCGAAGATATTTGCTATCCGTGTGCAGTTTGACGACGCACCCGGCGGGCAGGATTTCGAGGGCAACAACGGCCGCGATAATTTCCATGCGGTTGATGGTTGATGCTTCCGCGCCGCCGAATATCTCGACGATGTCGAACCCGGCACGGATGATCGCAGCCCAGCCGCCGCGGCCCTTGCCGCCGCGCTCTGCTGAACCATCCGTGTAGACGATGGCTGTCTTTGCCTTCGCGAGGCGTTCGCGCGCGCAGGCGTGATCGACGACGGGCAAGGTAAGCGTTGTGATCGTCGCCACGCGAGGTGGCTTCGGCTCTTCGCCGGCGGGCGAGGCCGCCAGAGCCTTTCGAAAGTTGATGAAGTGCTGCGACGCTTCGCCGGAAAGCGTCAGGCTGCCGTTCTTCCGGCGAGAGACCGCGCCGTATGACAGGCCGAACCGGAAGCGCAGCAACTCCCCGGCGGGGCCGTGCGCTTCCAGCATGTCGCACCCCGCGGCTTCGAGAAAGCCGCGGAACGCGTTGATATCGAGTGATGCTGCGGAAAGGCGCATCTATCAGCCCTTCAGCAGTTCGGTTTTTCGTGACGCCGCTTTGTTGCGCAGTTCGTCATGACGCTGCTTGCTGATACCGCAGGCCTCGCGCAGCTTCTTTTCTTCCGCCGACTTCCACCAATCGGGGATTTTATCGGCCGTCTCGCGCGTATAGTCCGACAGCTTCGTCTCGACATAGAACTCGTATTCGTCGGGATCGGACGGGACTGCGCCAGGCGGCCAGCGGCGGACCTCTTCACCGACGTGAGGATCGAATTTCGCAGCGGGCTTGCCGTCGTTCGCGGTGGTCTGCTCGGCCTGCGTCTGCTGCTGAGGCTCCGCGTGCTGCTGCTGTTCGTCCTTGCTGTTGACGGCCGCTTCTTCGCGCTGATCGGCCGCGCCGCCAGTCTCGGGCTTGCTGTTGGCAGACGTCCGGTCGGTCTCATCCGCGCCGGTTTCATCATGGCTCGGCTCATCTTCGGCGAATTCGTCGTCGCCATCCTGATGAACAGGATCGGAAGCCCGGTGATCGATCGTTTGCCCGTTTCGCGCAAACTCATCGAATGCTGAAGTCGTGGACACGAGGCGGCGATGCTGGCGCTGCTGCACCAAGGCTTCATCTTGCCGGTCGAAGTCGTAATCGTCGTCGTCGCGCTGGATCAGCTTGTCCATCCCAGCGGAATGCGGAAGCTGCTTGTAGTGGCGGCGCGCAACCACCTTCTTGCACATTTCAGGATAGAAGGCGCTGTCTTGCCACGGACCGTTCTTCGCCTTCGATTTTGTGCGGACCTTCTCGATCTCCTCGATCCACATAACTTCAGGCGCGGACTTTGACCCGTCAGTGAAGACTGCGATTGAATACGCCGCGACAATCCCGTGGAACGGCGTGTTCGGCGTTCGCTGGCTTGGCGGAACAGGTTCATGCTCAAGCCGCGGATCATCGCCCTTGCGATAACGAAAGAAGTCGCCGGCGTAGACCAGTTCGACATACCAGTCTTTGATCTGCCCGCTGTTGCGGACCTTCTTGCGAAGTCCCTCGACCATCGGCATCCACGTGGCGATTTCAGCCACGCGTTTGCCGTCAGCGTTTTCGCCATAGGGAACGATCGCGCCTTCGCGTCCATCGGGCAGAAGCCCATCTTGTGCTGCTAGAACACAGGCATTCCAAAGAGACTGTGGCGTGCACCTCATCAGGTCTGGCTTGCGCTGGATCGCAGTGAGCGCAACGCTTAGAAGTTGCTGCGGATCGATGTGGGGCAGTTCCTGCAGAGTGCTGATACGCTGCATCGCGTATTCCCTGAATACCGCGACCGGATGGTTGCTCTTCTGAGCCGGAACATTCACGTTCGGCGCGGGCTCTGCCGAGCGGTGGTCCGCTTGAGTGCGCTCTCTCGTTTCAGTTTTTGCCATGCGGCATTCTCCTATTCGGGGTGGGGTTAGCGGCGACGGAACGTCGCCTTCTCGTCTTCGAAGAAGCGGACGCCTTCGATTTTCGCGGTATTCTTGCGAAGCTTGACGTAGGCCTTCAGCGCCTTGTCGACCGCTTCCGGCGCGATGAAATCGCGCAGCGCGTTCAGGTCGATCTTCGAGAAATCTTCAATCTCGAAAGCCCACTCCGTGCGGGAGCGTGCAGTGCCGCCGCTCGCGCCGCGCACGGTCATGTCTTCGGCCGGGATGGCAGGCGCCGACGCAACTTCCTCGATCTTCGTTTCGACCGTGGCGGCGGTCTGCAGATGCTCGATCGCCTCGTCCTGATCGCCAAACTCAGCGGCCTCAGCCGCCTTCTTGCGGGCTTCTTCAGCCTCGCGTTCAAGTCTCTCGCGTTCGACGCGAGCAGCTTCCTCCGCCTTGCGCCGCTTTTCGCGGTTGTAATCGGTGGCGCGCTTGGCGAAGGCGTCCTTGATCCGGGTCAGGCGCTGCAGCGGTGGGCGGAAGAAGTCATCGACTTCCTCGCCGCCGCGCTTAAACGGGTCCTTCTGATTTTTCCGCAGCTTTTCGAACTCGTTCCACGCCGCCTGTGCGTCGTTCACAATCTCGGTCGCTGCCGCCAGGTCTTCATCGCTGGCAAAACGCTCCGGGGCCTCGTTCGCGCGGTTCGCGATCGGTTCGACTTCGTCGGCGATACGTTTTGCGAAGGCCTCGGCGAGTGTGGCTGGCAGGGCAGTGACCAAGTCCTCCAGCGAGAATTCGGCTGGCGGGTTGTTGCCGCCAATCCCAAGCCGAGGATCTTCAGTAGCGGTGTCAGAAGGGGCCATTGTTCAATTCCTCTTTCGGTCGAGTTTCCTTGATGCGCAGCACGCGAGAGCGGCTTTCGGCGTGGAAGCCGGCCTTGCGCGTCTGTTCTTTGAGGGTCAGGCGGAAGCCATCGATCATCGCGATCTCGGCGTCGCCCATCTTGAAGCGAACCTCTGTTTCGATGGCATCGATACGATCGAGGTCGGGCTTCACACGCGCCTTGAGCTCCGCGCGCTCCGCGAGCAGGACCGGCAGGTGATTGTCGCCGGTCAGATCGATCCGCTTGCCTTCGATCACGTCGGGCTCAATCGCGGCGAGCAGGTCGGCGTCCTTGCTGAAGTCCGGGTTGGGGACCTCGCCGAAGGCCACGGCATCCCAGAAATCGCTTACGCCTTCTCGAATGCGCTGCTCGACGCCGGCGTGCCGCGGGATATCGAAGATCGGGCATTCGAGCTTGTAGGGATCGATCACGAGCGCCGCGACGGCGCCGAACGCTGCGTTCTGCTCGAGCATGAGCTCGGTGGCGTTCTGCAACGCTATCCAGAATGGCGGCTGTTCCTGCCAATGGAGCCTGAAGCCGCGGGGATCGACAGTCTTCGTCTGTAGAACCCCGAGCCCGCGCGGGTCGCCGTGAATGTAAAAGTCCGGCGTCGCGCCGATGCGTGTCTCGGGATCACGCAGGTACTCCGTCGCCTTTACGATCTTCCATTCCGGCCGCTGACGCTCGACCGCGGCTGCGACCGCGCTTTCGAGGATCAGTCGCCACTCAAGGAACGGCGTCTGCTCGTCCGCAGGCGCGCCGCCGGTCTTCTCCAGAAAGAGGCCGTACAAGCTCACATACGGGTGGCAGCCGAAGAGGGCGCCGACCACGGACGCGGTCACGTCCTGCTTACGCAGGACGAGCCAGCTATCGCGATCAGTGACAGGGATGCGCTGGATCACTGACGTTTCCCCATCGTGTGAGCCTTGGCGATAGCGGCATCGAGCTTTGCGCGCGCCGCCGGCGGCATCTGCGGCAGCCCGTCCTTCCGACAGTCTTCGTCAGCGTCGCGAACCATTTCGACTGCCTTCAAAAGACAGGCGATAACTCCGTCGCGCTTTTTTAGTGTTTGGGTTACGGCGAGCGCGGCCTTGCCTTCAAATACGACAGCTTCATTGTCGAGCCGAAGGGCCACGGTCACGGGCGCGGCTCTCGCTGCTGTTTTGTGACTGCGGATCACGCCCATAGCCGCTGATCCTCGCGAATAACGTCCATGAAGGTTGCGTATTCGTGGCCGCGCGGGCAGTGAGTTAGGACCCTCATGACGCAAGCTGCCTGCGCTGCCAGAGGAAGCCTCGCGCGGCGTTGCCGGTCTGGCGCAGGATGTTCCAAGCGGCCCGCGTCTCGGGTTCGGCAAGGCCGCGATTGTCCGCGATCACGCAATAATTGTATTGGGCGCGCTGCAGGCCATCCAGCAGGCGAACGAGTTGAGCGTTCTCGCACTTCGCGCCGAGGCTTTCGCTAGCGATGCGTCGAAAGCGGATAGCAGTAAGCCACACGCCGGCAATGAGGCCAGCACCGAGGCCGCAGAGATAGGTTGCGAGGTCAATCATGATGCAGCGCCTCGCTGCTCTGAGCGTCGATGCGAGCCTTCTCGACCGCTCGATCCATCAATGCGATGACGTCGCCAGACCTGAAGCGCGCGCCGACCAGCGCTTGAATTACTTCGCGCTCATCGCCGAGATCAGTCCCCATCGTTCGCAGAAGGATCGACATCTGCAGAACGAGATCGCCGTTGGTTTCTGTCACAGCTTGCCCCCACGTTGTTCAAAGACGCGACGATGCCCACGCTGCCGAGCAATGCTGTCGGCCTTGTCCCGGGCTGCGAACGCCTCGCCCTCTTTGGTCAGAAACACCTGGCTTTCGTCGACATCGACCAGCGGCGGTTCTTCCATCGCGAGTTCGATGCATCGTTGCCGGTACCACTCACCCATGCCGGTGAGGTCGAGCGGTCCATTGTCGAGGATCTTGCGAAGCACCATGCACTTCGCCAGCGTCACGTCAGAACGCCAACGCGCATCGAGTTTGCGATCATGGGTTTCGCTGACGTACTGGCGTGCCGGCCTGCGGCTCGCACGCATTTCAACGTGGTTGCTGTGCGGAGGCATCACGCACCGCCCGTCTTGGCGAGGGCGGCGCAGTGGTAGCAGCGACGGCGCTTCGCTTTGGAAGGCTCCATCGCAAATTCACCGAGCGAAAGCGGGCGCGTGATCGAGTGGCCGCATTCGAGCGTTTCGGTGTTCGCGATCAAATTTCGCGAGACGATGCTGCGCAATGGATCGGGGGCCGTCCGCGCGCCCGCTGCTGTGGTTTGGCTGGTCATCACGCGGCCGCCTTTCCGTCGCCGGGCAGATCGCTGATGCGACGGTCGAGATCGGCGATGGTTTCGACAAAGTCAGCCGCCGTCGGCCAGCCGAAAATGGGATCGCGCTTCGCCGTCGCGCCGCGCTTTGCAACGAATTCTCCGTACTGCTGTCGGAAAACCTCGCGCTGGCGGATCAAGAACACGCGGCGGGCATGGTCGCTCTGCAGGGTGGGGAGATATCGATCGAGGCGGGCGCGGAAGAAACCGGCGCGGGATGCGAAGTCTGCTTTGGAAAGGGCGCTGCTGGCGTCCATGGTTGCCTCCGATGCCCGGGGTTGGGCAGGGCCGCGGGATGCGGCGTCGGAGGTAACCATAAAACCGGTTTTCTAACCGGGTCAACATAAAACCGGTTTTCTAACCGGATTATTTTTTTGTCCGATCGATCGAAGGGACGCCGTCAGGCGTCCGCCCCGTCTGGAAATGTCCCCTAAGTAGCGATCAATCTTCTACTACAGGGGGCCTCTTACGAGGCCCCTGTAAGAATAGAATATAAAATCCGCGCGCTCGCGCGCGTAGCACTTCTCGTGCCATGTCCCTCTGTCCCCGGAAAATGTCCCCCGGATTGTCCCCTGCCTATGACGCGGTTTTTCTGGTGATGAGGACCGTGACGAAGCCGTTCGCGCCGGATTTTGCATTGCATGTCAACTCCAGCCCAAGACTGTCGAGGTGATGCAGGCCGTCTGGGTCTTTCAGTGCGAGACGCGTGCACTTCACTGCGGCATCGCGGAGCTTCTGAGGGCGAGCCTTAACCACGATGGAGCCGGCGGCGCCGATGAAATCGAAGAACGTTCCCTGTGGATAGGCGGTGTCGATGGTGGCGTCGAAGCCTGGCTTCGCCGTGGCGCAGTAACTCACGCCCGCACTCCCCACCCATGGATGCTTCACGGTGAGAACGTTCACTTTCCGCTCGACCACTGCGTTAGTTCTTTGCGATAGGTCGAGGCCAAGCATGTCGCACTGGTCCGCTTGCGCTGCGGTCATCGTCGCAAGCGATCCGAACAAAGAAATCGCTACTGCGGTGAGAGTTGTTTGACCCTTGCTGCCCATTCTACTTGCACTCCCTCAATGGGCGGTTCGGTCTCGGAAAGAAGATCGAACCGTCCCTCTGTTTTTGCCCGTTTGATTTTTTTCACCAGAATTCGATCATCGTTAAGCCCGACGACACAGAGCCGGCCGATTAAGTCGTGGGTCACGGGCGAGCGCACGTCGTCGTAATAGACCAGCCATCGATCGAACATCGACCCGATGCTCGTTCCGCGAATTTCAACGCATACCGTCGACGGCGTGGCATCGGTAGGTGCGGGCGCAGTGTCGAGGCTTCCCTGCGCGACTGCGTAGAAGTGAGCTGCGGCGCCGGCTCCAACGTAGCCGACAATCGGCACCGTGGCGGGCCTCGCGCGGCTCGAGTCCATTTCTGCTGCTATCTGAGAACTGTCGACGTGCCCAGCGTCACCGCTAACGAGCCAATCCGTGGTGGTCTCAAGTTCTCTTGCCAACGCAATAAGCTTCTCCGAGCCAGGTGAGTGGCGCTTCCCCTCTGCCTCTTTGCGAAAAATGTTCCTGATGAAGTCTTCCTTCGCGCCTATTGCGAGGCTGACAGACATCGCCGAGCGGTCGAGCGCGGTTAGGCGTTCTTGAATTCGGCTGCCCAAACTCGGCTGCGATACGTGCGGCCGCTTCAGGCCGGTTTTCTTTCGCTGCACAGATTTTTTCATAACGGTCATCCTACCGGCTTGCGGGCGGTTAAAAAACCGGTTAATAAACCGGTAACGCAACCGCGATTTGAGAAGATCATGCACTCCATTGAGAACCTGACGGCCGTGGCGAACGCGTATTCGGGTGCCACGGACACCCCGCTCAAAACGCTCTCGTGGCGCATCTTCAACGACGGAAAGAAGCTGGACGCGGTCGTTTCAGGCAAAAGCGACCTGACGACGTCGCGGTACGACCTTGCGATGCAGTGGTTTTCCGACAACTGGCCGCCGCGCTGCGCTTGGCCGAAGGGCATCGCACGCCCGGCAAAGAAACCGGCTGAGGCTGAGCAATGAGCGTTCGTCAAGATCATAACCGGTTTATCAACCGGAAAGTGGACGAGGCGCAAGCCGAGCCGCCTGCCATGGTTACCAGCGGCTTGCCGCTTAAACCGATTTGGAACGAGCAATTCGATGCGTTCCTGCGTGTGAACGGGCCGTGGAAGACGGCAACTGAACTCACTCGTGCTCTCAACGCCGCGCACGGCACGGAGTTTACCCGCAGCGCTGTGCTTGGCCGGTCGTTCCGGATCGGCGTGAGGATAGGCTCTGCGGTCCCGAGGGCACCGCAACCCGAACCCGCTCGCAAGGCTGCGCCGTCGAGCAAGGGTAACAACTATAGCTCGGAGGGCGCGAAGGCCGCCGGCGTGCTGGCGCGGATCGAGCAAGCGAAAAGCGGCGAGGTGCCGAGCTGCGATTTTAAGCCGCGCACGGCGGACGCTCAGTCGCGTCACGTCCCGCTGCTCAACCTCGGGCCGTTTGGACTTGAATGCCGCTGGCCCGACAACGAACTCAACGATGCCAGTCAGCAGACCTTCTGCGGCGCGCCAACTGCACATGGTGCAAGCTACTGCTGCGCGCACATGGCGATTGCGTGGGGCATCGGCACCGCGTCCGAGCGCAGCGCTCTGAAGACGCTTTTGGAGGCATCGCGATGATGCCTGTCGCTCCGACGAGCCGCGGCGCTGATCGCGCGCACCAATCCATCTCAGGAGGCAAAGCTCATGGCTAAGAAGGCAATGACGGCCGCTGCGCGGCGGAAAAAAACGCGCAACTCAGCAAAATCAAGCAATCCACCGACGTTCAATCGTCTCGACCCGGTTCGCCTGGTCGCAACGGGTGAAGTCGGGACCGTGACCGGTGCTGCGCAGTACGACGTTCCTGCGGCGACCGAATACCTCGTCCGCTTCCCCGACGGGAGTTCCACGTGGGTGAAGTGCCGCGACCTGACGGCGGCCTGATGTCGGCGAGCCGCGCGATTGCGGCTTCGCTCCAACCCTGAATACGAGAGGTCCAAATGGCATCCGAAGCAAAGCCGTCGAACGGCTACGACATCAAGAAGATCGACGGGTATCTCGACCGCATGCAGAACATCGAAGATGAGTGCGCTTCGATCATGGGCAAGGCGATGCAGGAATGCAAATCGCTGCGCGAGGATCAGAAAGAGATCAAGGAAGAGGCCAAGAACGCCGGCATCCGGTCGAAGGTCTTCAACGAGCTCTGGAAGGCTCGAAAAGCCGTGTTGAAATCGGAAAGCAGCCTCTCCGACCTTGACGGAGACGATCGCGAGCAAATTGAGGAAATCCTCCGCCACGCCAACGACGACAAGTCGTTCGGCGACACGCCGTTCGGCGCGCATCTGCTGTCCGTTTTTTCCTGACATTCGAACAACAAACGCCGCGGCGAAGGGCGCCGCGGCCGCGAGGCGGCTCTGGCTGTCTGGGGGAAGTCGCATCCAATGCGCATCGACGGCATCATCCTTTCGCTTGACGTGGCAACGAACACCGGATGGTGCGCGGGCGAGCCGGGTAACCCCAATCCTGACTTCGGACATTTCACGATCCCGCCGACCGGCGACGATGTCGGTACGTACGGGCTCAAATACTCGGCATGGCTGAAAGGCCAGCTTGAAGGGCTAAAGCCCGCGCTCGTCATTTTTGAAGCTCCGATCCTGCCGAAGAAGACAACGCCGACAACGGCGCGGAAGCTGATGGGCCTCGCCATGCTGACAGAAATGGCGGCCCGTCATCGCGGCATCACCGTGCGCGAGGGCAGGGCATCGACCGTCAAAAAACATTTCACCGGCAACGGGTGGGCCAAGAAGGCCGACACGATGGCGATTGCTCGCCGTTACGGATGGGCTGTGCGTACCGATGACGAGGCGGATGCCTGCGCCCTCTGGGCGTACGCGGTCTGCTGCTACGCCCCTGAGCACGCCACGCGCTTTGCGCTCGGCCCGATTGCAGCGAGGCAGATGTTCTGATGAACGACTATCGCTCATTCATCGAGGGAAAGGTGGCGGTTGCGGGTGAGGCAGGCTTCGACGTCGCGCCTCACGAAATCAACCCGCAGCTTAAAGACTTCGTTCGCGCCATCGTTGCTTGGGCGGCGCAGGGCGGCCGCCGCGGAATTTTCTCAAGCTTCGGCCTGCACAAGACTAGCGCGCAGATCGAGTTGGCGCGGCTGTGCCGGATCAAGACCGGCTCTGTGCCGCTGATCATCCTGCCGCTCGGTGTCAGACAGGAGTTCTTCGACGATGCCGAGCAGTATTTCAAAGGCGATTATCGTGTCCGTCTCAAATTCATCCGGTCGACCGTGGGCGAGCTCGAGGAAGGGAACGAACAAGATCTTCCTCTGATCTACCTGACGAACTACGAGAGCGTTCGCGAAGGAAAGATCGATACGTCGAAGTTTGGCTTCGTATCGCTCGACGAGGCTGCCTGTCTGCGCGGCTTTGGCGGGTCGAAGACGTTTCGCGAGTTCATGGCGCGGCTCGCCGGCGACGCGCGCGGTGGCGCGGTGGAGAACGAAATCCGCTATCGCTTTGTTGCAACGGCGACGCCTGACCCGAACGAGCACATCGAACTGCTCGCGTACGCCGCGTTCCTCGGCATCATGGATGTCGGGCAGGCCAAGACCCGCTTCTTCAAGCGCAACAGCGAGAAGGCGGACGAACTCACGATCCATCCGCATAAGGAGCGTGAGTTCTGGCTTTGGGTGGCGTCGTGGGCTCTGTTCGTCTCGAAGCCGTCCGACCTCGGTTTTTCGGACGAAGGCTATGTGCTGCCCGAGCTCGATATCCGCTGGCACGAAATCCCGGCAGATCACACCAAGGCGGGCACGGAGCGCGACGGCCAGGCGAAGTTTTTCGCCGATGAGGCGATCGGCGTTCAGAACGCCTCGAAGGTCAAGCGAGACAGCCTGCCGCAGCGCATAGACTTGATGGCTGGCCTGATCGCTTCCGATCCTGATGATCATTGTCTGCTCTGGCACGACCTCGAGGCCGAGCGGCTTTCGATTGAGAAGACGATCCCGTCGGTGCGCTCGATCTTCGGATCGCAGGACCTCGACGTGAATGAGGCCAACGCCATCGGCTTCAAACGCGGCGAGTTTCCTTATCTCGCAACGAAGCCTTCCATGAGCGGGGCCGGGTGCAATTTCCAGTATTTCTGCCACTGGATGATCTTCCTCGGCATCGGCTTCAAATTTCACGACTTCATTCAAGCCGTTCACCGGCTGATGCGTTTCGGCCAGACCAAGAAGGTCCGCCTTGATCTGATCTACACCGAGCAGGAGCGGTCGGTTCGGCGCAAGCTGGAAGAGCGCTGGAAGCGCCATGACGAGCAATCGGCCATCATGGCCGACATCATCAAAGAATATGGCCTGACGCGGATTGGCATCGCGGGCGCGCTGAAGCGGACCATCGGAGTGAACCGGGTTGAGGTGCGCGGCGATCGGTTCGTGTGCGTGAACAACGACTGCGTTGAGGAAACGCGTTCGATGGCCGGCGACAGTGTCGACCTGATCGTGACTTCGATCCCCTTTTCGACGCAGTACGAATACACGCCGAGCTACAACGATTTCGGTCACACCGATGATGACGTGCACTTCTTCCGTCAGATGGACTTCTTGACGCCAGAACTGCTGCGCATTCTGAAGCCGGGCAGGATCGCCATGATCCATTGCAAAGACCGCATCGTACCAGGCGGCCTGACCGGCCTCGGCTTCCAGACCGTTAGTCCGTTCGGTGCTGAGACCATGCTGCATTTTCGCAAGCATGGCTTCGCCTACATCGGAACGAAGACCATCATCACCGACGTGGTCAGGGAGAACAACCAGACCTACCGGCTGGGGTGGACCGAGCAATGCAAGGATGGCACCCGGATGGGCTTTGGCCTGCCGGAATACGTTCACGTCTTCCGCAAGCCGCAGACCGACCGCTCGAAGGGCTACGCCGATGATCCAGTGGTCAAGGACAAGGCGGAGTACAGCCGCGGTCGCTGGCAGCTAGACGCGCACGGCTTCGGAAGGTCGAGCGGCAACCGTCTTCTGTCGCCAGTTGAACTTCTGGGGCAGGAAGCCAAGGTCATATATCGTCGATGGCGCGAGCATTCCCTTTCGCAGGTCTACGACTTTGAGCATCACGTCGCGGTCAGCGACACGCTCGACGCGAACAACCAGCTCCCGCCGACCTTCATGCTGCTGCCGCCGCATTCGTGGCACCCCGATGTCGAGACGGACGTGGCCCGCATGCGGACGCTCAACGGCTTGCAGCATGCCAAGGGTCGAGAGCTTCATCTGTGCCCGTTGCAATTCGACATCGTGGATCGTGCGATCACGCAATACACGATGCCAGGTGAGACGGTTTTTGATCCGTTCGGCGGCCTCATGACCGTGCCCTACCGAGCCATCGCGTTGAAGCGCCGCGGGATCGGCGTCGAACTGAGCCCGTCATACTTCCGCGACGGCGTCACCTATTGCCAAGAGGCGGAGCGCGAGGCCGACGTGCCGACGTTGTTCGACCTTCTCTCGGAAGAGGGGGCGGCAGCCTGATGAGCGACTATCCCGCCATCGACAAGATGATTGCAGATGCCGTTGAGCAGGCCGGCAACCCGAAGCCGAAGCTTGCGGACATGATGATGGCTGTCACCTTCGAGGCGCTGAACCTCGAAATGTCACAGCGCGCTTTCCTGATTGCGGCACTTCGCTCAGAGCCGTCCGCCGCGGAAATCAAACGCATCGCGCTGCTGCGCTCGACCGCACGCTTTCTCGATGCCTGCCTGTATCAGCCAAACGAAGTCGCCAAGCGGCTCAGCAAGAAAAAGGCCTGATGGTGGACACAGAAGTGACAAGCCCGCCCACTGAAGACGCGCCTGTCGAGCTTCCGACCGGCGATCTGTTCGACGCCGGCGGCGCGCCGCTGACCGATATCGAAGGTGAGCGCCTGCTGCTCGGTTACCTGCTGATGTCTCCTGACGCCATCGGTGACGTCGTTCAAGAGGTGACAGAAGGCGACTTCTTTGACGTTTTTCACCGCCGCATCTTTTCGACCTTCGTTAAGGCTGCCGAAGAAGGCTGGAAGGCCACCATGCCGTCGGTTGCGGCCGCGCTCGGCATCGATCCGACCGAAGTCATCGTCGGTGGACTGACCGTCAATCAATATCTCGCCCGCCTCATGGCGGCGTCTGACATGACGATCGACGTGGGCGAGCTTGCGGGTCATATCCAGCAGCTTTCCGAGCGGCGAGCCATCGGTGCCATCAGCAACGAAGAAATGCAGGTCAACCTGCCGTTCGTCTCGAAGATGGGGCTGACGCTTTGGACCGATCAGAACGACCCCGGCGAAGAATACGAATACCTGGTCGAGGATCTTATCCCCGAGCATGAGGGCGCGCTCATGATGGGCGAAAGCCAAACGGGCAAGTCTTTCCTGACCTATCACCTTGCTATGTGCGTCGCGCGCGGCGTCCCGTTCTTCGGCCGGCGAGTGCTGCGGCCGCGCGGCGTGATTTGGTGTGCCTACGAGGCGTCACGTGGCGCGAAGGCGCGCATGCGAGCCTACCGCAAGCACCACGGCTTAGAAGTCGCGGACCTTCCCTTTGCCGTCCTGACCAAGCCTCTTTCGATGTGGCCAGCGGACAACGTCGTCGAGCGGCTCTCAGAAGAGATGAATGGGATTGCGCGGACCTATTTCGGGGAGGCCGGGCTCGGGTTGATGGTGTTTGACACCTACAACGCGGCAACGCCAGGCGCGTCAGAGATCGACAGCGAAGTGGTGTCGAAAATCCGCGTAAACTTCGATCGGCTCCGTGAACTCACGGGCGCTGCATCGCTTCTTGTCGGGCACACCAATTCCGTCGGTAAGCACCGTGGCAACGAGCAGCTTACGAACAACATCGACACCGTGATCGTCGTGTCTCGAAAGATGGGCGGTAACGCCCGTCAGCCGGTGCAGTTGAAGGACGACGACGGTCGCGATCTGCGCGCAATGAAGGTCAGAAAGCAGCGCGAAGGTAGGGATGGCGAAGAGACAGAGTTCGTTCTGCGCGAGGTTGCGGACGGGACGTTCAATAAATTCGGACGGGAGCGCACATCCTGCGTCGTCACCTCGCCGAACATCGCCGAGCCTCTGAAAGACGGTGAGGGCGCTCGGCGCGAAGACGGCCAGCAGGGCGCGCACGCGACGAAGCAGGAGCAGCAGTTCGTTGAGGTGCTTCTTGAATGCCTCGATGAACAAGGCATCGCGCCGCCGGCGGAACTTGGTTTGCCCAAATCGATCGGCAAGGTCGTGGACTACGACATTGTGAAGCGAGAGATCGCGAAGCGCATGCTTCGCGAGGATGACAACACGCCTGAAGGCGAGAAGGCGCACCGCGAGCGCGTCAAGAAGGCGTTGAAGCGCTGCCGCCAGAACATGATGCACGTTCGCGTCGTCGATGGCCGCGACCAGCTCATCTGGTGGACCGGAAAACCGGTGCGCGGGATCAAGCGCACCCAGCCAAAGAAAAGCAGGGACATGTTTGCTGACGAGCCCCCGATGCCTGTCGGCATCGAGGACTTCTTCTGATGGGAGCCGCCATGAAGGAATTCACGCTCGAAGAGAAGCTGGAAGAGATAGAGCGCGAGATCGCGCAGCGGCATCGGGTCTATCCGCGCCTGGTCGCAGCCGGGAAGCTACGACAGACGAAGGCAGACAAGCAGATGGCTCTGATGATCGCGGTTCGCGACGACTATCGAACGAAGATCAGTCAAGGCCCGCTCTTTCGTGAAGGAAACGCACTATGACGCTTGAAACGCTGACTAAAGACGAGCGGAAAGAAATTCAGGCCATTGTTGAGGGTCTGGACAATGCCGCCGAAGAAATCCGCAAATCGATTGCTCCGCAGGTTCACGCGATTGGCGCCATTGAAGGCATCCGCGATGAATTTCTGATGGCTAGGGGAGACCTTGAGGTCGCCGGATATTGCGTCGGGTGCGAATGCATCCTGTTTCACGGAGACCGTGGCTACCACTACGAGGACGGCGAAATTTCTTGCATCGATTGTTCGCCGACATGGGCCGATGCCGAGGAAAGCTTTAAGGCAGCCGCCGGCGACGATGAAGAACACGCAGAGGCCTATGCGGACTTCAAGTCGCGCATGGAAGAGCACGTCGCCGGCGGCGGCAGCGTCAACGAAAAAATCCCGTACATCATTTGAAAGGGGCGACCATGTCGAGCGAAGTCGCGCTATTGCCTGAAGCGTATCTGGAAGAAGATGTCGCTGTTCTCGGACGGAAGGGCGGCGGCAAGACGTACACGTCGAAGGGCATCGTTGAGCGCCTGCTCGAGGGGAAGCGTCGCGTCCTGATACTCGATCCGCTCGGCGTCTGGGCCGGATTGCGTACGGCAGCGAACGGCCGGGACGCCGGCTTTCCGATCGCGATCTTCGGCGGCGTGCACGGCGACCTGCCGCTCGAGCCTGCCGCCGCCGTGCCGATGGCGGACGTCATTGCGCGGAACAACATCCCTGCGGTGCTGGATATCTCGGACCTGTCGAAGACGGCGCAGCAATCGTTCTTGCTCGCGTTCCTGCGGGAGCTCCGCCGCGTCAACACCGAAGCCCTGACGCTGGTGCTGGAAGAGGCTGACGTCTTCGCCCCTCAGAACCCGATGGGCGATGACAGCAAGGCGCTCCATGCAGAGATCGACTGGATTTGCCGACGCGGCCGCTTCCGCGGCTTCCGCCTCATCACCATCACGCAGCGGCCTGCTCGGCTCTCCAAGGACGTGCTGACGCAGGCGGCCACGCTGATCATGCACCGCTTGCCGGCGCCGCAGGATCGCGACGCGGTCAAGGCGTGGGTTGATGGAAACGGCGACCGCGACCAGGCGAAAGAGGTGTTTGACACGCTGGCCCGCCTCGATGTCGGCGAGGCGTGGGTGTGGTCCACCACGGACAACCAGCTTCAGCGCATGCGCTTCCCGAAAATCAAGACGCTCGACACCTCGGCCACGCCGAAGGCTGGAGAGAAGCGTGTCGAGCCGAAGACGCTGGCGCAGGTCGACCTTGGCCCGATCAAGACGGCGATGGATGCTGCAGCCGCCGAACGGCTCCAGAGAGCCGAGCCTAAGTCTGGCGGCAAGAATGGAAGTGCGATCGATCCGGCCGCCCTGAAGGCGGCGGAAGATCATGGCTATGCGCGCGGCCTTGCCGATGGTGGGGTTCGATCGGCGCGGGCCGTGTTCGATGCGTTGCTGAGTTACATGGCACAACCTCAGACCTATGAAGAGGTCACCCGGAACCTACTGACCGACCTGCCTAGCGACGTGGCGGTCCCCTATGGAAAAGGTGGACATGGCCGTGGTTTTATCGCGCTCGATCTACCGAGGGTAGTTACCAACCCGGCCGATCTGCCAAAACCGACGCCGCAGGCACCATCGAAGCCGAAGCCTGCCGCGAGCGGCGAACTCGACGGCGGGGCGATGAAGCTGCTGGCAGCGATTTGTCGTTACCACGACCTCACGTGGGATAACGCCTGCATCGTCGCGGGCATCCTCCCGGGTAACGGCTACTTCTATAAGGCGAAGCGATCTCTCGTCGACGGTGGCTATGTGCGAGAAGCCGAAGGGATGGTTGCGCATTCCGCCGCAGGTCGCAAAGCGAATGGCGGGACCGGGTCGCCTGCGACGCTCGGTGAGCTCGTCTCGCTGTGGGCCGGGAAGGTCGGCGCGCCTGGCGGCCAGATGCTGCAATTCATCGCGAACCATCGCGGGCACCAAGTCACCACCGAGCAGATGTCCGCGGCGATCGGCGCGAAGCCCGGTAATGGATACTGGTACAAGGGCGTCAAATCGATCCGAAAAGCCAATCTGATCGACCAAGACAAGGGCTCGTTCAGGCTCTCGGCTTTCCTCTGTGAGGCGCCGCGATGATCGTGAACGATTACGATCCGATCCTTCAGGAGATCGAGCGCCAGGCGCAGGCACGCAACGCTCGCGTGCGCCAGCTTCTCGTGGAGAGCGGCCGAGACGACGTACTTGCCGAATTCGACTTGGCGATGCGCGAGATCGCCAACGGCGTCATGGGCGCGCGGGCGACGTGGCACAGCCTGTCGAGCGTTCAGCGGTTCGTGCTGCGCACGATGGCTGGCGGCCGCTATCTCTCCCGCGCAATCCGATCCAAGGCGCAATACGACGCGATCGGTCGGGCCCCGGTTGTTCTCAACATCTGCAAGCTCTCGACTGCACGAAAGCTTTGCGCGCACGGGCTGATCCACGTCAACGGTGGCGCTACCGACCCAGAGGCGGCGTTTCTCGTCACCGAGCGCGGCCGCTTCGTTTGGAGGCATGGCGAGGCCAATGGTTGACACGCGCATCCATATGACCGACGCGCAGCGCGCCGCCGCGGCCGATGTTCGGCGGCTTCTGGTCCGCCTGCAGAACGGCGAGGGCGAGGACAGGGCGCTTGGCGCCGACATCCTCAATGCACTCGATGCGCCGAGCCTGACGCTTTGTCCGGTCAGCTTCATGGATGGCGCGGCGCAATTGACCGGGCTTCTCGGCTATCCGCGCACCGAAATCTGTAACGCCGCAGCGAAGGTGCTGCGCGAGCGCGTTCTGTCCGGCTGGAAAGACGGTCGCGATATCACGGCCGCCGACCTGGCGCGCGCGATGACAACGGTTCTCCTGAAACTTCACCTCGCAAAACTGGAAAGGGCGCCGGCGTGACCAAAGCCCCGCCCACGGCAGACGATGAACTGAAGCGTACCGCGCGCGAGGCGCGGCGTGCGGAAATCCGCCTTGAGAAGGCCGCGAAGGCAAAGCGGAAGGCCGCCAAGGAAGCGAAGCGGAAGGCGCGGGCTGCCGCGATGGAGCGGCACGCGGCGATCATGGCTGCGCAGCCCCATCCGCAGGCGCATTGGGATGAAGAGCGCGAGGCTGAGGCAAGGCGGATCAAGAAGCTGAAGCGACAACTCGAGCGGCGCACGTCGAAGGACAAGTCGCCCCGGTGGTCGATCGCGGAAAAGCCGATCAAGCTTCCCGACCCCATCCAGCAGCCCGATCTCGACAGCGAGGAAGATCCTGCGCCGCCGCCACGGCCCGGGTTGATCCCCGGCACATACCGCGTTGTCGACGCTGCTCGCCTGCGTGGCGGCCTTCTGGATCGCCCGCGGCTGCCTGCGCAATGGACCGCGCGACGCGTCGGTGAGCGCCTTATCGAGGCGCACGCGGTGCTGCGCCGGCTGCCCATGAATGTTTGTCCAAAGGAATTCGGCGCGGCGTGGCCGTCCTATCGCTACGAGGCGGGTGAGCTCGCGCATCAGGCCGGAAATCAGACCCTATCGATCGGTCGCAACGTCATCGCTCGGACCGCCACCGCGGACGAAATCGCGCGCATGAACGAAGCTCTGCCGTGGCCAATGCAATTCCTTAGCGGCGGGTCTGGAGCCGAGACGCTGAATTGGTGGGCCAGCCACACCGAAGAATACGAGCACGAGAAGGCCCCGCTCGGCCTTCTTCAGGTCATTGCCGACATGCTGAACGCTGCAAAGGAGGCCGTTCGATGAATGTGAGAGTTGATCCCGGGTCTGAGCTGATCGAAGAAATCGTCATCGACAGTTTCGCAGGTGGTGGCGGCACGTCGGAAGGCATCGTTGCCGCGCTCGGCCGCGACCCGGATATCGCGATCAATCACGACAAGTTCGCGCTCGCGATGCATCGGATCAACCATCCGGGCACCGAACATCTGATCGAGGACGTCGTGACGGTCGACGCCATCAGCATGTGCGCCGGTCGGCCCGTTGGCATGCTCTGGATGTCGCCCGACTGCAAGGATCACAGCAAGGCCAAGGGCGGCAAGCCGCGCGACAAGAATATTCGCGGGCTGGCGTGGGCCGTGTTCGGCTGGGTGAAGGCGCTTCCGAAATGGCAGCGGCCGCGCGTGGTATTCCTCGAGAACGTCGAAGAATTTCAGGATTGGGCGCCGCTCGACGAGAATGGAAAGCGTTGCGCTCTTCAGAAGGGAGCCATCTTCAAGAACTTCGTCGCCTCGTGGGAAGCGCTCGGCTACGTCGTCGAGTGGCGCGAGCGCCGCGCCTGGCGCGCGGGTCGGAAGATGCAGGCGGCCACGATCCGCAAGCGGCTTTACATGATCATGCGGCGGGACGGCGAGCCGATCGTGTGGCCCGAGCCGACACGCGGCAACCCCAACGATGTCGAGGACGCGGCGAAGATAGCGGCCGGGCTCCTGACACCTTGGAAGACGGCGGCCGATTGCTTGGACTGGTCGTTGCCGTGCCCGTCGATCTTCGAGACATCGGCGGAGATCAAGGCGAAGCACGGCATCCGAGCGAACCGTCCGTTGGCGGCGAGCACCATGGCGCGCATCGCCAAGGGCACCTCGCGTTACGTGCTCGAAGCGCTCCGCCCATTCCTCGTTCCTGTGACGCACAGCGGCCCGCCGCGCGCCAACAGCGCGGATGAGCCGCTTCGAACGATCACGTCGGCGCATCGCGGCGAGATTGCGATAATGACGCCTTTCGTCACGAAATTTCAGACTGGATCGGTCGGCCATCCGGCGAGTGAGCCACTTCATACGATCACCAGCCACGCCAGCGACCACCATGGCGGCGGTGCGGCGCCGCTCGGCATTGTCGCGCCGGTGCTGGTCAGGACAGCGCACGGCGATGTGGGAGCCGATGGCAAGCGGCGCGGTCGCGGCGACCATGATGCTCAGCAGCCGATGCCGACCGTGCTCGCGACCAATGACGTTGCCGTTGTTGCCCCCGTGCTGGTCGGCTGTGGCGGACGTGCCGCGCAGACCGAGCCGCGTGCGGCCGATGATCCGATCATCACCCAGACCGGCAAGGCTGACCTGTGCGTCTCAACCGCGTTCATGGTGCCGCGATATCAGGAGCGGCCCGGACAGGAGCCGCGGACGCGTTCAATCGAACAGCCGGTCGGCACCATCGTTCCTGACGGTAACGAGGGCAGTATCGCTGCGGTCCACCTCGCGACGATGCGGAATTCTCAGAAGCCGTTCAACGACGCGGACAAGCCGGTCCACACGCTGACGGCTGGCGGCGCGAACATCAGCGTCGTGTCCGCCTTCATGGCGCAGCACAATATCGACGGCAGGACCGGGCAGGGTAATCCGGGCCATCCAGTTGACGATCCGGTATCGACCATCACGACAGCCGGTAGTCAGCAATCGGTCGTAACCGCGCACATGATCAATCTGCGAGGCGAAGATCGGCGGGACTCGCCGGCTGATCATCCGACGCAAACCGCCACCGCTGGCGGCACCCATCTTGGCGCTGTGCTCGGCTTCCTCGCGAAGTATTACGGCGAGGGACTTCCGAGCCAATCGGCGGGCGAGCCGCTGCACACCGTCACGGCGAAGCCGCGGTTTGGGCTGGTCGAGGCCTCGGCCGCGCTGCCGCCGTTCGGCCCCGAGCACGAAGCGCGCGCCCGCCAGGTTGCCGATTTTCTGCGCGCGCATGGCTATTGGGATGAGCGCGAGTTCGTCACTGTCGAGATCGACGGCCTCACATTCGTCATCGTTGACATCGGCATGCGCATGCTCACGGCGCGCGAGCGCTTCACCGCGCAGGGCTTCCGGCCGGATTACATCATCGACCGCGGCATCCTCGAGGACGGCACGGTCATCAAGTTCACCGCTGAACAGCAAGGCTACATGTGCGGGAATTCGGTCTGCCCGCCCGAGGCAGAGGATCTGATCTTCGCGAACTACCAGCGGCGCAAGGTGAAGCGGCCGCGGCGAACCGCCAGCGCGATGCCATTATTGGAGGCTGCAGAATGACAGATCATTTGGCGCTCGCCGCCGAGTTAGACGCAATGGCGTCGGAAAAGACGCTGAAATGCTGGGAGCCGCGCCACGGCGCGTGGATGATGAAGATGCGGGAGGCCGCATCAGCGCTCCGCCACGCCGCGCAGTCGCAGGAGCCGGTGGCTTGGCGGTGGCGCTATGAAGGCGAAAGCAATTGGAGCTTACGCAAAGATTGTCCAAGTCACGCCAGCGATCACGATGTGCAATGTGAACCTCTCTACACCGCCCCTCCGCAATCCGCGAGCGACGGCGCGCTGCTGGAGGCAGCGGCAAAGATAGCGTCAACCTATGACGGAGTGAACTTCCCGCCAGCACATAGGCACGCCAACATAATCGCCCAAGCCATCCGCGCACTCGCCGCGAGCGAGGCGACGAAATCTGACGGCGGCGCTCTACCGACCAACCTTGCCGAGATCATCGAACTCGAATTGATGGCATGGCGCGGTGCAAACGGCGGCGTGTACACCATTCGTGCGGCTGCGCTCGGCGTTTCGTGCGCAATCAGATCGGCGGTGTTCCGCGCGATCAATACCAGTTCTGACGGCGGCCACGGCGGCCAGCCTTACGCCTCTACGGACGCGGTAGAGGGAGCGTCGGCACCGAACGCGATATCGGGCAAACAAGAAGGCCGAACCGGGCATGAACGATGAACTGTTGGCGCTGGCGGATAAGCGCATCAATGTCGGATCACGTGTAAAACATTCTGCCAAGTTTATCAGATCGCTTGGAAATATCGGGATTTGGCGCGCCGAGGTAATCGGAACGGTTGTTGAAAAACTTCGACTGCCCGGAATGTGTCTTGCGTTAGTTGAATGGAACGGCGGCAACGGCTTTTCCGAGGTGAACGTCGCAAACCTCGTCGCGATAGCTGATGTGTACAAAGAGGCTCGTCACGTCGAACACATAGATAACATTCCTGGCATAGTCATTGGGAGCAACGCATATGCCAAGACCGCGATTTGATTTGGCAGACCGCCTCGAACACCAAGCAGGCAACGTCGAGAATGACGGGCACCTCAATGCCGCACGTTACATGCGGGAGGCCGCATCCGCCATCCGCCTCGCCGCGCAGTCGCCGGAGCCGGTGACAGTGAAGCCGCTTGTGTGGGTTGATCATCGTCCAGATTCCTTCCCCGAGCCAGCATGGTCCGCGCAAACTCCTTTCGGCTTTTACAACATTGAAGAAGTGTCGGCCAGTGATTGCCCTGCATACGTTGTGCGCCTACATGCCCATCGTTTTGTTGCGGATAAAGACAGCTTGGATGCCGCCAAAGCCGCCGCGCAGGCCGACTACGAGCAGCGCATCCGGTCGGCGCTTGTGAACGTGCCGATGTCGGCCAGCGACGGCGCGCTGCGGGAGGCGCTGGAGCAAATCAGAACGGTCTGCATCGATAACGCTGGCGATACGGTGCGTCATGATCTTGCACTAAAGTTTATTGGCAAGATTGCGAGCCGGGTCCTCGCCGCGAGCGAGGCGACGAAATCTGACGGCGGCATGAAAATTCCCTTCGGCGCGATGAACGATGACCCGTCTGCACCGGGGTTCAAGCCCGTCCCGTCAGACCTCGATGCAAGGCTCGAACGGTTACAGGACGAAGCAACTGACCTTGGCTATGTCCTAACACCAGAGCCCGAGCATCCCGACAGTCCACACTCGTCAGACACCCGCCCCGCCGATGTGACGGTGGATGAGTTGGCGCAACTCATAATCAAAACAGTCGAGACAAGCGCGGAAGGTTGTAGCAACGGCGTTTGGGTGAATGCACACCCAGCCGCCCGCGCGCTTCTCGACACCTACAAGATCGGAGCGAAGTGATGGCGAGCGTAAAAAAGAGCAAAGTCCACACTCTTCAAATCAAGGTGCGCTTCGATAGACCGTGCTCAGTCACTACTGCCGTTCGCGATGCAGGAAATTGTCTCAAAGAAGGCGAGTTCTATCCATCGCCATATCGTGATGGAGAACCAGAGACGATGACCATTCTGTCTATCACTCGTAAGCCGGGAAGAATCCGCCCATGACCGCGAGACCTAAAGAAATGACGCGCCGCGAACGTCTTGAAGATGCCTTCAATGCATATAACGACGGCATCATGTCCGATGAGCAACTAGCGACCGCTTACAAAGCTACGTCCGAAATGGTCGAAACGATGTTCGCTATGGGGATCAAAGGCGCAGCTATTCTCGGATATGTGATGCAAGAGAACACGTTGCGCGGATACATCGACGCGAGGAAGCGCCCATGACCGCGAGCATCAAGGAGACGCTGGAGCTTAAGCCGTGCCCGTTCTGTGGGAGTGCGCCGATCCTATGCGATCAGGGAGACGGCGACTTCGCTGTTACCTGCAAGGAGTGTGGGGCTGGCTCGCGGTTCTCCGACGAGGCTGGCGACGCGGCTAAAGCCTGGAACACCCGCGTCACACCGGCCTCGCTCTCCTGCGGTGAGGCAAGGGAGAGGATCGCGCGGATTATCCGCCGGGCCATGATCGACAACCCCACCGGTGGAACGTCGGAAGAAAGGGCAGCCAAACGCGCGAGTATCGCAGACGAGTACGCTACCGCCTATCTGGCGGACCTCGCGACCGGCTGCGTGCCCGACGAAGCCTCGATCCGCGCCGATCAAATCATCATGCCGCGCGCTCTTGTTGAGCAAGCCCATGCCGCGATGCTCGAAACCGGATGGCACCTTGCACCGGCTCACGCCACGTCTGGCGATGGCGTAATCGAGGCCGCTGTCGCGGAGATCGAGGAACGGTTTGCCGCCGCTATCCGGGCCGGGAGGGGTGAGGGATGAAGCTGGCAGAGGCGCAGCGTTCTGAAGTGGAAAAGTACGTGCGCGACTATCTCAATGACCTATCTCAGCGGGGAAATATCTTCTTCTGTGATCCGACGCCAGAAGCGCTCCGAAGCGGCATACTCACTATTGAGTTCGCACTGTCGCCGGCGTTGCGGTGGATTGGCCCTATCAAGACTGAACACAAGAGCAACCCGTACAGTCGCATTGTTGCGAAGCGATCGAAGCGACGGAGCAGGCGTCTGCGGGCTAAGTTCTTCATGAAGATCAGCCGCGCTCTTGCCGCGACACAGTGCGGAACGCACAGAGCGCCCGCGCCACGTTCGATTGGGTGAGACCATGCCTACGCCGCTTCACCAGTGGGTGCTGAACTGGCACTCAATTCTCGATCAGTTTCCGCGAGGCAATGCGATAGTGGTCGCTACAGATGCGATCTTCGTCGGCACCTTTTCTGACGAATTGATATCGGACCATGACAACGACAACGGCAAGCGGCCGGAGCCCGCGTGAATGCCGACGCGGAATGAACGCCTCGCCGAGCACTACATCGCGCAGACGGGCATCGTGGCGGTGCAGATCGATCGTATCAATTTAGCTTCGTTCAAGGCGACGTGGTCGCCGGTGGTGACGCTCGCACCGCCGCCGACGTCGCGCCGCATTTTCTGTTGTGCCGCTGCCAATGACGCCGCTCACTTGGTCGCTCGCTTGTCGCAGGAGATCGGCTCCGCGAGCGACTTCCCGGCGGCCACGGCGGCGCTGCACAGGATCGCGATCGCGGAGGGGGTCGGCATCACGCCTCACGAGATTGTCGCGGATCGTGCGCGCGCGGTGGTGGCCGAGGTCAACGAACGCTTCGATCTCATGCGGAAGAACTATAAAATCCGGCACATCAACCGCGAGTTCAAAGCGCTCCGCGCAAAGGGCGCGGTGACGAACTACGCCGAGTTCGTCCACGGCAAGAAGGCCGAAATGCTGACGGCGTTGGCCCGGGCTGTCTAAAATATTCTCCTAGTCCGCCGACCTCAGCCGCCGCATCGTGAACGTGATGAGGTCGCCAGGTTCGGCGGACCAACTCTCGACCTCGCTGTCATAGGCGGCCTTGGGCCAGCGCCGGAAGAAGGCCTCGGCCGCCTCGCGGGCCTCGTTCCGCGGCAGCCGCTCATAGCTCTCCCTGACATAACCATCGAGACTGTCGCTGCGCCTGCGGCGCGCCATCCGGTCGGCGAGGTCTCGCGGCGTCCGCTTCATCATGGCTTCCGGCTTCCGATTGCGGACAGCATCTTCCTCATGCCGATCTCGGCTATCATGGGCGGCGCGCCGTGCTCGACGACGACCTGCAGGGCCTCGGCCGCGGCCTGCACGGCTGGGTGGTCATGCTTCTTTTTTGGAAGTTGCAGAAGGTATTCACCCGCCTCTTTCAGGGTGCGGATGGCTCGCCCGTCCGGCAGGGTGATCGGCTTATCGAACTTCCGGTTCCACGACATACGCAACTCCGAACGCAACGCTTACGCGGGGACGGAAGGTGAAAATGTCCCCTTGTCCCCCTGAAATGTCCCCTAAAATGTCCCCGCTGATTTGCGAGTGAGGCCGGTGACCGCCTTAAAATGGGGGACAAAAGGGGGGACAAAAAGCGGTTTTTAACAGCCGATGAAAATAAATTTTGGGCGGTGGTCGGCGCGCGAGGAAATCACCTCATAACGCCCGCAATCATTGGGAAAGTCAGCCGGTGGCGGTGGCGAGGAAATCACCATTGCGCCGGGGACATTCGGGGACAAAACAGCAAAATGTCCCCTTTGTCCCCTTTGACAGGCGCCAAAAACAGGCAGTACACGTGCGCGCACGGTTGGGGGGCGTGTGGGCTAAGCGCAGCGGAGCGCGTCAGCGCTCCCAGCAAGCGGATAGATTGCTCACCCAGCCGATAGCTCAGAGTTTCAGAAGAGGCCCGTTCGTAAGAGCGGGCCTTCTTCGTTCCAGAAGGTCATCGCCGATGGAAATCCGCGTCGATGTCCGCGACGACGTTCTGAAGAGGTTCGGAAACAAACTCGCCGCTCTCGGCGACGGTCAGGCCGCCGTCGTCATGTCCCGCGCTCTCAACCACGAAGGCGACAAGGGGCGCACTCAGGTCAAGCGCGTGCTGGTGAAACAAACCGGCATCAAGTACGGCCTGATCCACAAGGCTATGAGGACGGTCTACTCGACACCGGCGACGCTGACGTACACCCTCGTCGCGCGTGGTGACGAAACGAACATCGCTCTGTTCGGAGCGAGGCAAGGCAAGCGCGGTGTCTCCGCAGCACCTTGGGGAAGGCGTCACGTTTTCAAATCGACATTCATCGTCGGAAGATACGGCGGCAAGGTCTACAAGCGCATCGGCCCCGCTCGCTTCCCGCTGAAGCAAGTCTTCGGACCGAACATTGCCCGCGAACTTCTGAAGGGCGAAACCGTGGCGACGTTCAAGGCGGGGTCATCCTCCATCGCTGATCGAGTTGCGCACGAACTGTCGCGTGTCATCGAGGAATGATACCTCTCCGAGGGACAGAGAGGTCGCGCTGATCGCGCGCCTCTAGGGTGCATTGCGCTGCGGACTTTCAGAACGAACGCACCACGCGCCACGACAGCCCCGAGGCGGTGGCCTCTCGCAGAACTTTTTAGGGACCGTACAAACGGGCGAAAGAGGTGCGGGCGGCGCAGCCCCCGAAATTTGAGCATTTTCGGAAAAGCAAAAATTCGATTTTCCTTTCGGTCGGGCGGGGCGTGATGGCGGTCGACGAGGCGACGACGGTTTCGGCGAAGGTCTTGGGCTCGATGCTCGGTCTGTCGGCGATGCGCGTGCAGCAATTGGTCGCCGATGGCGTGATGAGCCGGGAGGCCAAGGGAAAGTTTCCGCTGGTCGCAAACGTCGCCGCCTACGTTGCGTGGCTGAAGGACGACCAGCGGAGATCGGTGAAGTCTGCGGCCGCATCCGAGTTCCAGCAGGAGCGGGCGGAAGAGGTTCGGCTGCGGAATGCTGACCGCAAGAAGGTGATGATCGAGCAGGCTCAGCAGGAAGCGATCCGCGTTATCGACGAGATCGCTGGCCCGTTGCGGTCCGACCTGATGGCGATCCCTGCGCAGGTGACCGATGACCTGGCCCTGCGCCGGAAGATCGAGGAACGGGTCGATGGAGCTTTCGGAGCCGCAAGCAAGCGGGCCTTCGCTGCAGCAAAGCGCGTTCCAACGGCTGGCAACGCTTTGGGAGCAGCGGGAGCGGAAAAGCCCGCCAGAGTGGGGAAGGGAAAACCGGGTCTATCCGCCAAGCGCAGGCGTTCCCGGGCCGCGTAACCCGGAGCTGACGCCCTACATCATCCGCTTCGAGGAATTCTTCGACGATCCGCGATACGAGGTTTGCGCCCTGATCACCGGGACGCAGATGTCAAAGACGGACGGCATCCTTGACGTGATGGGCTGGCGGCTGGCGACAAAGCCGCGGCCGCAGTTGTACGTCGGTCCCTCAAAGGACTTTGTCAGCAATCAGTTCGAACCGCGGCTGATGAAGCTGTTCGACGAGGCGAAGGCTCTTGCGCCGTTGGTGGCGCGCGGAAAGAGGAACAAGAAGACCCTGAAGACTGTGGCGGGCGTGAACGTCCGCCTCGCATGGGCCGGATCGGCAACGTCGCTGGCATCGGACCAGGCCGGTGATGTCTACATCGACGAATTCGACAAGATGGTCGGTGGCGTGAAGGGCGAGGGCGGCCCGTTCGGCCTCGCGAAGGCGCGCGCCGATACGTACCGCGATCGCAAGATCGCTGTGACCTCGACGCCGAAGCGGGGCTCGGTTGAAACCGAGAGAGATCCTCGCACCGGCTTGGAGTTCTGGAAGATGGCGGACCCGGCCGACATCGAAAGCCCGATCTGGGCGAAGTGGCAGTCGGGGACGCGGCATCACTGGGCTTGGAAATGCCCGCACTGCGGAGAGTGGTTTATCCCGCGGATGTCGCTCCTGCGATACCCGAAGGACGCCACGCCATCACAGGCGCGGGCGAGGACTTGGTTGCAGTGCCCGAGCAGCAACGGCTGCGTCATCGAGGAAGAGGACAAAGCCGCGATGAACGCCGGCGGCCGGTTCGTGGCGCCGGGTTGCACGATCAACGAGGACGGCACGGTCTTTGAGGCCGACATGCCGGACAATTCGATGCTGTCGCTTTGGGTGTCAGGCCTTGCCTCGCCGTTTCTGTCGTGGGGCGAGCGCGTCGAAGAAGTTTTGAACGCCGAACTGAGCGGGGATGCTGAAGAGCGGCAGGGAGCCGTCAACAAAACCGGCGAGCTTTGGACGCCTACGGCGACCGGCGACGTTCCGACCTGGCAGGTCATCTTGAACCGGGCCGAACCGTACGCAAAGGGCGCGATGCCCGATGCTGCGATCCATCCGATCATCACCGTTGACGTGCAGCGCGATCGGCTGGTGTTCGTCATCCGCGGGTGGGGCGCTCGATCATCGTCATGGCTGATCGAGCAGGGATACCTCTACGGCGACACAGCGACTGTCGATGTCTGGAACGACCTCGCGGAGAAAGTCACGACGCCGATCGGCGGCGTTCCGATCAAGCTGGGGTTCATCGACAGCGGCTTCCGTCCCGGTAAGCCGCTGACGCTGCCGCTGAACCGGGTTTATGCGTTCTGCCGTCGTTTCCGCCGCTTCATCTATCCGACGAAAGGTTCGTCGAGGCCGATGCTGCGTCCGCTGGTGAAGGTGAAGCCGGACGTCAACCGTAAAGCGGACGTCGCGAAGTACGGTCTGGAGTTGATCCGCCTCGACACGGATCACTGGAAATCGTTCGTGCACGAGCGTCTAGCTTGGCCGTTGGATCAGTCGGGCGCGTTCCATCTGCATCAGGACATCGACGAGGACTATTGCCGGCAGCTTGTCGCCGAGGTGCGGGTGGTGACCGACAGCGGCAAGCCGCAGTGGGTGGTGAAGTCGACTTCGAACCACTTCCTCGACTGCGAGGCGATGAACGCCGCGGCCGCCTACATGCTGAACGTGCATCACATCCGTGATGGCGCGCGGCGCAAGGCTGACGAGGCGATGTTGCCGAAAGTGGTGGTCCCCGACACGCCGGAAGCGGCGGCCATTGCGAAGTCGGAAAAATTTGCGCGGTTTGCGAATATCGCGGCTCAACTCAATCGGTAATCGGCATGGCGAACGTTACGAAACCGCGGCTGCGCGTGAACACGCGCGGCGCCGTCGTCGGCACGTATGTCGAGGGCGAGCTCGTTCGCCCGTCGCATCAGTCCGGCTATATGCGCGGAAACGCTTCGCCGTTCTTCTTCGACTGGAACCCGGCGCTGCGTGACCAGCGCGATGATGTGTTCGTGAGCTACCAACAGGCTGCGGCGCGTGCGATCGACGCAATTCACAACTCGGGCTGGATTTCCGGCGCTGTGGAGCAGGCGGTGTCGGCAACCGTCGGCGCAGGCGGGCTCCGCCTGGCAGCGCGGCCCAATCCGCAGCGGCTTGGCTGGGATGCGGAGAAGACGAACAACTGGTCCGAAATCGTCGAGGGGCGCTGGAAGGAGTGGTCCGAACGTCCTTTCGAATGCGACGCGGCAGGAAAGTCATCGATCGCGCAGCAAACCGAGAATGTCCTTCGAGCCTATTTTTCTCACGGCGAGGCGCTTGCGTTGCTCCCGTTCATCAATCGCGCGGGCCGCCGCGGCACCAAGGTGCAGCTTCTGCCGCCGCACCGGCTGACGCAGGATACGAACCTCGCCACGCGGATGTTTCAGGGCGTATCGATCGACAGCTACGGCATGCCGGTCAGCTATCGCATCCGCAATCACAAGGACGATTTCTTCCTTGCCTCCTACTCGCCTTGGGTGGACGTGCGCGCGCGTGACGCCGCGGGGCGCCCGCAAGTCATCCACCTCTTCGAGGGGCGCGAGGGTCAGATGCGTGGCATCACGCCGATGGCGCCGGCGCTTCAGACCGTTCGGCAGTACGACCAGCTTTCGGACGCCACGCTTCAGACGGCGCTGATCCAAGCAATCTTCGCTGCGACGATCACCAGCGAGGGGCCCACGCAACAGGTACTCGAGGCGCTGCAGTCTGAGGAAGAGCAGCACACCGACGCTCCGTCGATTGGCACGCTGCTAGGCGCGCAGGCGGCTTGGTATCAGAACACGAAAATCGATCTCGGCGGAGCAAGCCGGATTGCGCACTTGTTCCCGGGCAACAAGCTGGAGTTCCTGCGTTCGGAGCAGCCGTTCGGAGCAGCCGAACGGCACCTATGAGGCGTTTGCAAAATTCCTTCTGCGCGAGATCGCGCGCGCTCTCGGGTTGTCGTTCGAAACGATGACCGGCGACTACACTGGCGCGACATATTCGTCTGTGCGGATGGCGACTTCGGAGAATTGGCCGATCATCCTGCGCCGGCGTGCGAATATCTGCGGCCGCTTTTTGCAGATGATCTACGAGGCGTGGCTCGAGGAAGAGATCGATAGCGGTCTCATTCCATTCGATGGCGGCTTGATGGGTTTCATTGCGAACAAGCCCGCGGCCGTCATCGCAAACTGGCGCGGGCCTGCGAAGCCGCAGGCCGACGATCTGAAAACGGCGAAGGCGCACGAGGTCTACAAGAACCTGCGGCTGATGAGCGACGAGCGTATCGCCGATGACCTCGGCTACGACATCGGCGACGAGTACGAGCGCATGGCGCGCGAGGCGGCGCTTCGGAAGCAATACGGCATCCCGGATCCTGTGCCGGTGCAGGATGATCCAGTCGCGAACGCTCTGTTGAATGACAAGCAGAAGGAAGCCGCGTGATGGTCGATTGGACAAACCCATGTGAGCGCGCCGCGGCTCTTCGCGAGGCCTACTTTGCGCGTCTCAATGGGCGCGCGGTGACGCTCATCAAGGAGAGCGCTGGCGGCGGCGAGCGCGAAGTGCGCTACGCCACGATGGATATCTCCATTCTGCGCGCGGAAATGCAGACCGCGGAGGACGAGTGTCGCAAATCTCAAGGCTTGCCGCCGCAGCCGCGTCGCTTTGCGATCACTGCCGGCTCGCGTCGGCGCTGAGGAACATCGATCATGAACGATCTTGTGATGATTGCTGACCTCGTACTGAACCGGCCGCTGCTGGTGACGCCCGACAAGGCCGAGGTCATTCTGTCAGTTCTGGCCGGGCGCATCGGAGTTAACGTGCCGGAGGCGAGCCGCTTCGTCGGCGATGACACGCAATATGACGAGAACGGCCGACCGGTTCTTGGGGATTGGGGCGAGAAAAAGCGGAAGCCCTACAGTGTTACGAAGGAAGGCGTGGGCATCATCACGATTACCGGCTCGCTGGTGAACCGGGGCGCGTGGATTGGCGCGAAGTCTGGCCTTACGTCTTACGAAGGCATTCAGCATCAGCTTAAGAGCGCTCGCGACGATGCCGCAGTGAAGTCGATTATTCTCGACATCCATTCGCCAGGCGGCGAAGCCGTAGGCGCCTTCGAAACCGCAGCGATTGTGCGTGAGGTGGCGTCGAAGAAGAAGGTGGTTGCCGTCGTGAATGGCATGGCAGCTTCTGCGGCCTATGCAATCCCCTCGGGAGCGACCGAGATCGTGACGACCGAGACCGGGGTATCAGGATCGATTGGCGTCGTCCTGCTTCATGCCGACTTCAGCCGAAAGCTCGACCACGACGGTATCACTCCGACGTTGATCCACGCCGGCGCTCACAAGGTCGACGGCAACTCTCTCGAGCCGCTTACGGATGCCGTGAAGTCCGACCTGCAGGCCGAAGTCGACGCCTTCTACGAGACGTTTCTTGCGACCGTCGCCAAGGGCCGTGGCGGTCGCCTCTCTGTTGCGGCCGCGCGCAAGACTGAGGCGCGCACGTTCATTGGCAAGGCGGCTGTCGACGCGGGTTTGGCCGATCGCGTCGGCTCCTTCGAAAGCGTCCTTGCCGAGCTCTCCCGCGCCGGTGCGCGCAACCTTGTCCACGAAAGGAAAACATCCATGGACACCAACGAACAGCCTGCCGCGGACGCCCCGAAGGGCATTTCCAAGGCCGATCATGACACCGCCGTCAAAACTGCGCGCGCGGAAGGCGTGAAGTCCGAGCGCGAGCGGTTCAAAGCCGTGATGGGCTCGGAGAACTACAAGGGGCGCGAGAAGTCGGCTCATCACATGCTGATGAACACCGACCTGTCCGCGGAAGCGATCGACGGCGCGCTCGCAGGCCTCGACGTCGCACAGCCCGCGGCGGTCGCGCCGCAAGGTGATCGTTCCAAGGACGCTATCGGTGGCCTCGTTACTGTCGGCGCCGATGGCGCGAAGCCGGAAGGCACCGCGGCTTCGTGGGATAAGTCCGTCGAGCGGATGAACGCTCGCGTTTCGTAACGCGGGCGCTACTGCAACCAAAAATCTCTCACAAGAAGGAATTCACAATGACCCCCTTCGTTGAAGGCCGGCATCCGGCCGAGTTTGTGCTCGCGGAGGCCAATGGCAACCGCAGCCGCGACAACCTCAAGATCGGAGCTTCACAGACTATTCTCGCGGGCACCGTTCTCGGTGTGAGTGCCGCAAAAGCCATGGCTGCAGCGTCTGCCGTGAAGGCTGGCGGCGCAAACACGGGCGACGGCACGATGACCCTCGATGCGAACACGCCGATCCTGCCGGGTGCGAAGCTCGGTGTGTACACGGTCCGCTGCATCGCGGCCGCCGCAAATGGTGGCACCTTCCGCGTCGAAAATCCGAACGGTGACGTGATCGGCGACGTCGCGGTGGGCGCGACCTTCGCTGACGACATCAAGTTCGTCATCGCCGATGGCGCTGCGGACTTTGTGGTCGGGGATGGCTTCGATGTTACCGTGACCGAGACCGACGCCACGCTGGCCGAGTTCGGCGCCCTCAATCTCGCTGACGCTGCGGGGCTCGCCATCGCCGTGGCGATCGCGCTCTATCCCGCGACCACCGGCGCCGGCGAAAGCGTTGAGATTGCGGGTATCACCCGCGACTGCACCGTCAACGGCAAGTGCCTCGAGTGGCCGGCTGGTATCACCGACCAGCAGAAGGCCGCCGCTGTCTCGCAGCTCGCCGAGCGCGGCATCATCGTTCGCTAACGCTCCCGAAAAGGGCGCTCGCGTCAATCCATCAACACGGCCGCCGCGGGCGGCCTTTTTCATTGGAGCTACCGATCATGTTAGACCTTTTCCGCAATCCGGCGTTCGGCGTTGTCCCGCTGACTGACGCCATCAACAAGCTGAAGTTCGTGCCCGGCCGGATCGGCCAGTTGGGCATCTTCCGCACCCGCTCCGTCGCCACAACTTCGATCCTGCTCGAAGAGAAGAACGGCATTCTGACGCTCGTGGCGCCCACTCCGCGCGGCGGACCGGGGCAGACGGCCGAAAAGCCGAAGCGTTCGGTGCGCTCCCTCGCCGTTCCCCATTTCGAGATCAATGACGCGGTCATGGCGGAGGAGGTGCAGGGCGTCCGTGCTTTTGGGCAGGAGAGCGCTGTCGAGATGGTGATGGACAAAGTGTCCGAGCGCAGCCAAGCGCACTCGCAGTCAATGGACGCGACCGAAGAGTACGCCCGCCTCGGTGCTGTCAAAGGCATCATCACCTACGCCGACGGGTCCACGCTCAACCTTTTCAATGAGTTCGGCGTGACGCAGATCGATGAGATCGCGTGGGACTTCGCAAACAAGAAGGACGGGAATGTCCGCGCGCAATGCGGTGCCGTGTATCGTCTGATGGCGGCCGAGCTCGGTGCGGTGCCGTTCAGTGGCATCCATGCGCTGTGCGGCGACGCCTTCTTTGATGCGCTGATCAAGAACAACGAAGTCCGCGCCACATATCTGCAGCAGCAGGACGCCGCGCAGCTTCGTGAGGCCTATGTCAACAACGGTGCGAGCGGATCCTTCGGCAGCTTCAATTTCGGCGGCATCCACTTCGAAAACTACCGCGGCCAGGTCGGCAATACGGCCTTCGTCGACACCGACAAGGCGCATTTCTTCCCGGTCGGTGCGCCGGGCTTGTTCAGCACCGTCTATGCGCCGGCCGACTACAACGAGACGGTCAACACGATGGGCAAGCGCCTGTACGAGAAGATCTATCCGATGCAGAACGACAAGGGCATGCATCTCGATGTGCAGATGAATGCCCTGTCGTACTGCACCCGTCCTCGTGTCCTCATCAAGGGCAAGCAGGGCACGTAAGGTCTGCGAGGGCAGCGACATGACGTCAGCATTCACCGAGCTCGGAAGCCAGCTTTCGAACGCGGTGGATGCTGCGTTCGGCCAGCAGTTGACGTTCACGCCAAAGCGGCCGACTGACAATTTCGGAAACCCCACAGCTGGAGATAATCGCCAGTCTGGCGTTGTAACCGGATCATTGCTGCGCGGCGTCGCGCAGATGTCATTCGCAGACGGCGATCGGCGGAAAACAGAATTTAACGCTCGCGCTTCGCGGCAAGATGCACATGCCACGTTCGATAGGTCGCAGTTTACGAACGGGCTCCCGCGACAAGGTGACGTCATCGCGACAACGGCGCCAGACCCTATCGAGCGCTTTGAGGTGGTCGACACGTACGACAGCGGGTCGCGCATCATCTGCGCGTTGGTGGTGACGAAATGAGCCTTTCGCAGCTTGTCCTTCGTCACCTGACGGTGCTTGCGCTGCTCAACAAGACGCTTGCCGGGTTAGAGGTCAAGTCTTCGTTGCTTGATCCTAACATCACTGAAGACAGCGCCGCTGTTCCGGCGATCGCTGTGTTCACAGACAGTCGCTCAACCGAGCGCGGCGACATTCATGGCAAGGACATCATCGGCGGGGATAGCACGGTCACGCTGGCGCTCGAGATTGCCTGCGTCGCCAAGGCCCCCGACAAGGATGCCGAGGGCGGCGAGACGTTCATCCCACAGACTGATGAGGGGATGGAAATGACGCTCGATCTGATCGAGCGGCAAGCCGTTGTCGAGCTTCAGGCTGGTCAATCAGTTTGGGCCAACCTGTGGCGGACGTTCGCCTGTGAAGTCATAGGCCTTCGTGCGGAGCGCGGAGCTGCTGCCGAGAAGGGAATTCGGTTTGCTGCACGTCGGCTCGAAATCCAGTGCAAACCGCTGACTGATCCCGTGCCTGGCGCGCCACTGCCGCCAGCTTGGGAGACTGTGTTCGCGGCGTTCGAAGGCGAGGACACGGTGAAGAAATTTGCTCCGCTGCTTCGCGCTGCAGCGACCGGGCAGCCGGTCCCAGATTGGGCGCAGGTGCAGCAGTCGCTTGGCCTCGCGCTCGATGAGGTGACGGCGCTCGGCATCGTGCCAATGGCATCTGAGGTGCCGAGCCTTGCCAGCGAGATCGTGGCCGAGGATGACGATTTGAATGTCGATATCGCCGTGACGCCTGAAGGCTCGAGCGTCGGCGGGGTGCCGACGCGGGAGTAGCGGTATGGACTTTTGGGACCGCATTGCGAACCTCGAGGAAGAACTCACGCGGCTGCTGATGCGCGTGGCTGAGCTCGAGCGAAAGCAAGACAACACGATCCGCCACGGCAAGGTGACCGATGTTGACGCCAAGAAGCACCTGGCGCGCATTGAGATTGGCGAGAGGGACGGGACGCCTCTGAAGTCGGCATGGGTGCCTTACGGGCAGTTCGCCGGCGCCTACAAGGCGCACCGGCCGCCGACGGTCGGGCAACAGATGACGATGTTCGCCCCGAACGGCGAGGCTCGGCAGGCCGTGCTGCTGCCGATGACGTGGAGTGATCAGAACAAGTCGCCTTCCGATCAGCCGGATGAGCACGTCACGACTTTCGGCAAGCTGAAAATCGTCGAGAAGGCGGACAGCTACACGATTTCGATCGACGACAAGGCCACGCTGTCGCTGACTACCAGCGCAGCGACGCTGAAGTTCGGCAGCGCCGAGGTCGAAATTGTCGATGGCAAGGTCAACGTTACCGCCCCGACCGTGAGCGTTGCGGGTGCAACGTATATCGGCCAGCGCGACAAGGGGCGCACGGAAGGCCCCGTCATCATCACGGACGGCGGCCCGGCCGAGCGGGCTTACGCGAAGGTCGGATAATGCCGCAGATCGCTCCATTCCCCGGCGCAGGCGTCGATCGCACCACCGGCAAGGTGATCTCTGGCTGGGCACATGTCGTTCAATCGATCTGCGTGATTTTTACGACGTGCTTCGGTGAGAGGGTGATGCGCCGCTGGTTCGGCTCGTTCGTGCCAAATGTACTCGGCAGAAAGATGGTGCCTTCCACGGTGCTGAAATTCTGGACCGCGGTGTGCGTCGCGATCGACCTGTGGGAGCCGCGGTATCGCGTCACGCAGATCACGCCGTTTGGAGACCCCGACGCTATGCGCCTCGGGAGCTTGGGATGGCAGATTGACGGGATTTATATGCCGCGAGGTCATCTTGGCGATTTTACCCCAGAGCGCGGCGTGCGGACGGTTCGGTTCACTAGGTCCGATATCGGTTTGACGGTGACCCCATGACAGCGCCGACAGCTATCGATCTTTCTCGCCTGCCGTCGCCGCAGGCGATCGAGCCGCTCGACTACGAGCAGCTATTCTCGGCATTTCGCACACGATTTTTGACGGTTTGGGATGATGCGCGCGAGGCCGATCCGTCTTTGCCGCCCTACGACGTTGGTGCTCTGGAAACCGACCCCGTTGTCATCGTCGGTCAGGCGTGGAGCTATCTGCGACTGCTCGACCGCGCACGCGTCAACGATGCCGTCAAGGCGGTTCTGGCACCTCTCGCGAAGGGCGCAAACCTTGATGCCGTAGTGGCGCGCCAGAACATCGTTCGCCTTGAGACCGCGCCAGGCATTCCGGAAACTGACGCTCAGCTTCTCAACCGCTACCTGTTGAGCTTCGACAAGGCATCTGCGGGTAGCGCTTCGAGGCTGCTGTACGAAGCCTACACGGCGTGGCCTGCGATGGCGGCTGCTGCAGTGAACGGTTGGGCGATACATGGTCGACGCGGCGAAACCGATGTCGTCATTGCCGGCGCCGATGGCATCACGACGGCCGACGATATCGCGGCGGTTCGCAATGCTGTCACGAGCGACGCCTCCAAACCGGAGGCGATCGGCATTTCGGTGCTGCCGGCGGAGCGACTGGCCTACACCGTGTCGCAGGTCATTCGCGTCCCGGTCGGTCCGGACGCTGAATTGGTGCGGCTCGAAGCCGTGTCCCGGGTGCGTGCGGCTACGCAAGGGCGTTTTCTCATTGCCGCCACGGTGCAGCGCGATCTGCTCGCTGGTGCAGCCTATGGAGCCTCCATCATCGGCGTCGAGCATATCTCGCCGCCGGCAGACGTTGTCGCATCGCCGTATCAAATCCCGGTCTGCACCGACATCGACATCACGGTCGAGGTCGCCACATGAGCGAGGATCTGTTGCCGGCGAACGCCACAGCCTTCGAGCGTGGCGTTACGCTCGCGATGACGGACGTGTTGCCGGTCCCGATCCGCGAACTGCTCGATCCCGCGCAGACGCTTATTCCGTTCATTCCATTCTTGGCCGAGCACGAGAGCGTCGACCTTTGGTTCGATGATTGGACCGTCGCGCGCAAGCGCACAATGATCGAAGATGCGTTGCGATTGGCCGGGCTCAAAGGAACACGGCTCGGACTGCGCAGCTTTCTGACGTATGTCGACGCCTTGCTTATCTCGACGGTAGCTCATCCGCGACGCTTCGTGCTGGGCCGGTCGGCCCTTGGTGTCCAGCCGCTCAAGTTTCCGGCCTACACCGCGCTCTACCTCATCAAGGTTGGCCTGAAGCGACACCGCCGCGGCCTCGTGCTTGGCCGTGGCGCTCTCGGCCGCCATGCACTCGTCCGTGTCGATCGAGAGCCGATCCGACGCGCGAATATCGCTGCCACGGTCTCGAAAGCGCCAGGCACGCAATACACCGCCACGTTCGCCCATCGCCGTCGGCCTTTTTTTGACGAAATGGCCTTCGGTATGGGCTTCGACGAATTCATCGATCGCAAGAGCTTGTAGGAGCGACCATGTCGCAGCGCATTCTTTTTAATGATGCAGAGGTCCTCGAGAACGAGGATGTCGAAGGTATCGGTGCATCCGCGCAGGGTGCGCTCGACAACGTTGTCAGCGACGCGATCGGCTATCCCGCGCATTGGGCTGGCTTCACCGCGACCCAGCAGTCGGCACAGATCGTGCGCCTGACGCCCGGCCGTTATTACACCGACGATATCGTCTACGCCGCCGACGCCTCGACCGATATCAATCTGCAGGTGCACATCCCGCTGGCCGCCTCGGATCAGCGATGGGTGGCAATCATCATGCGCGGCAACGTCGAGACGGAGACCGCGCTGCGAATCTTCGAGACATCGACCGACGTCGAGACGTCTGTGCCTGTCCAGCAGACCGCGCCGAAGCGCGAGGTGCGAGCAGCGACATTCACCGTTCAGCAGGGCGTGGCGTCGCCGGCGCCGGCGTTGCGTCCGGTGGTCGCCGGCACCGACGCGATCGTCGCATGGGTGTTGCTGTCTTCGCAGGGCATTGCGCTGATCGAGCCCGGAGAGGGCTCTCGTGTCAAATCGCTCTACGAGGTCGAAAAGCGCGTGAGCGTGAACGAGGCTGATCTGACGAACATCAAGCGTCGGACCACTGCGATTGAGACCGACATCGTCAATATCACGCAACGCTTGAGCGATATTCCGCACCCGACGATCATTCGCCAGCTCAAGCGCGACGTCGCTGCCACACGACGCCTGCTCGCCCTTCCGGACGAGGCTCGAGCCTATTGGTACGATCCGGGGTTGCTTCAGGAAGAGTGGGACAAGACGCATGCCAGTTGGCTGGCGCGCGTGCGTGAGGGCATCCGCTTTCCGTGGGCTGCCGAGCGAGACGCGCAACTCGCGTTGCTCGATCCCGGTTCACCGGCAATTCGTATGGCGGGCACGCTGCTGATGCCGGCATGGACGGAGGTGACGCGCCTCGAAGTCCTCAGCGATGGTTCGAACGTCAATATCAGCCAGACCACGCACACCGTCGTTACCGCGATCCGCAAGGAGATTGCGCGGCAGGTCATCGAATACGGCCCGACTGTCACAGTCTGCGAGAACAACGCCGAATGGGCGAACACGGCGCATCTGTCGGTAGGCGAACTGTTCACGCATAACGGTGAGACGTTCGAGGTCGTCAACATCGCTGGCAACGTGGGATGGGCTGGCCATGTGCTCCGTGCGGTCCGAAAAGTCATCACCCGGACCGTCAACGATGTGTATTGGGAGTACGTGAGGGAAGAAATCGGCGTGAACGGGTCGGTTCATGGTCAAACGTGGTTGTGCTCGCAGCCTATGATCTTGACTTCAATCGACCTCGATTTTGCAAAGGTCGGGGCGACCGGCGACGTGCATCTTTTCGTTTGCGAGTGCGACGAAGGCGGCGCTCCGAATTTCAAATCTGTCGTCGTTTCCACGGTCAAGGCGCCAGGCGATCTTTCGCTCGATTGGGTCAACTTCTCGTTCCGGCCGACACTTCTTGAGAGCGGTAAGCGGTACGCGTGGTTCACGGTAACAACCGGAAACCACGCCCTCGGGACGGTCGCAGGCAATAGCTACACGCAAGGTTCGCGCTTCGTCTGCACTGACGGCGTCTGGTCGCAGGTTGTCATCGACAGCGATTTTGCGATGCGTCTCAACGGTGCGTCTTTCGCTGCGACGCGCACCGTCGTCGAGTTCGATGCGCTCACGCTCGAAAACGGCATGACCGAGGTTCGTCTGTTGCACGGCGGCTGGCAGCCGGGCGGCACGTCACTCATCTGGGAAATCCAGCCCTCGGGGTCGGATGAGTGGCAGGCGATGACGTTCGACAATGCGAACGGTGCCGATAGCATGGTCGGCCTACCAGCGCTGGTTCGGCTGCGCGCCATCTTCGTCGGAACGACCGACCTTCAGCCAGCCATCGTCATGGACGCAACGGCGCGCGGCTATACGTTCCGGCCGCGCGGAGACATGGTCGCCGTGTCGGTGGATCATGAGTTCGGTGTCTCGACCACCTCGGTTCAGATCGAGGCTGTTCTCGACTGTTATGATCCCGGTAAGCACACGGCTGCGCCGAAGCTGATCATCGGCTCGACCGTCTACACGCCGACCGCGACTGTGGTGACGCCCGATCTGATCAATTCTGAGAAGCGGACGTTGCTTGCGAGCTTCACTGTGCCGGAAACTACTTCGGCCCGGGCCCGGATCGATATGACATCGAGCGAAGTGACGGATGAGCCATTCGTCCAGAACATCGCGATGTATGCGCTGTAAGGAAATCACAATGACGACAAAAACCTACAAGCCGACGGCGCAGTATCGCGTCGAACTGTCCCGCGTTGTGAAATTCGACGGCCTGTTGCTGCGCGGTGAGATCACGCTGACCGGCGAAGCCATTGATCGTCTGATCGCCCGCGAGGGCGCTGACGTCGTCGTCTCGGCCACGAAGCTTTAAGGGAGAGTAGCGGTGGCAGATATCTCTCCGGGTCCCGAGAACGACTATCAGGCCACGCCGACCCTGACTTTCAGCCGCGAGGTCTGGAACGTCGTCATGGCATCGATCTCCGCGCGCCTCAAGGCGCGCGAACTGCTCGAAGCGACGTTCGAAGCGATGATCGAGGACGGCACGCAAGCGGCGCTCGACCTGATCAGCACTAATGTGGCCCCGCAACTCTCGGAACTTTCGACGCAGATCACATCACTGCAGGGGCAACTCGAAGACCTTCTCGACGCCGGCACGGCGCCGAACGCTTTGCAGTTGGGGGGCGAAGACCCTGCGTTCTACCTGTCTCTCGCCAATGCAACAGGGACACTGCCTGTTGCCAAAGTCGATGGTATCGAGACGTCGATTGCTGCTGCTATCGACGCATTGGTCGCTGGAGCGCCAGGTGCTCTCGACACTCTGAAAGAGATTTCGGACGCGCTCGGCAACGATGCAGATTTCACCGGCACGATGATGGCTGCGCTGGCGGCACGTCTTGTGAAGGCAAACAACCTTTCCGATCTCCCGGACGTGACTGAAGCGCGCACCAATCTCGGGCTCAAGTCGGCGGCGACGAAGGACGCGGGCACGGCTTCGGGCAACGTCTTGCTGCTCGACGCCAACGGCAAGGCCGCGTCATCGGTACTCGACTTCGCATCAACCGTAGAGGCGCAGGCTGGCGTCAATACGGCCAAACCCATGAACGCCGCGCGGGTGAAGGAAGCGATCCAAGCTCTCGCGTCACCACCAACTGACCGCGTGACGCAACTGCGGTTGGCGTATGCGGGCGATAAAACTGCGAACGACTTCGCGACATCGGTTTCAGAGCCGTTTAGTGGGGCTGCGGTAACTGGCTTCTCGGCGACTGGTGACGGGCTGAACAATGTCTATTCTAAGGTTCGCTTCCGCTACCTCCAATACTACACCCCCGCCTCCGGGTGGGTGACATCGGCATTCGCGTAAGGACCACGCCATGAGCCTTTCTTTCGTAGAGGACCACGGCGAGTGGTTCGCATTCATCCCCGATCCTTTCCCAGAGAACTTTCCTCCGGGCGTCATGTTCACCAAGCGTGCCTCAGACCCGAGCGACGGCAGTGGATGGTACGGCTACAAGGAAGCCGCGTTCCAAGCCAACACCCTCAAGATGACGGTAGCGCCGAGCGGCGAAGACTGGATCGTGCAGGCCACGTCGCGCGATCCGTCGATGCTCTTTCCGCAAGGCGGGATGAAGGTTGTCGAGTTCGATGACAGCAGTTCCGATCCCGTCGAGCCCGATGCCTACACCGGGAAGGTCTACGATCCGGTGGCGCACACGATCAGCGATCCACCAGCCGCACCGCCTCCGGTTCTTTCATGCACGCCGTGGCAATTGCGAAGGTCGCTCAACCACTTCGGGCTTCGCGAGGCCATCGAAGGCTTCGTCGCGAACAGCGGTGATCAGGACATCAAGGATGCGTGGGAATTCGCCACGGAGTTTCGCCGCAATCATCCGTTTGTCGCGGCCTGCACGGCTGCGCTCGCACCCGCGCTCGCTATCACGCCGGAAGCGGCGGATACGTTGACCGATCAAATTTTTGAGTACGCGGTGACTGCGTAGCAGCCACGCGCGACGAACAACCCACATTCACCAAAGGCCGTCCGCAAGGGCGGCCTTTTTGCTTGGAGAAAGCCTATGACCGAACCGACTTTTGGCATCACGTTTGTCCGAGACAACAACGAACCGCGTCCGGTTGTCCCGTCCGACCTCTCACCGGTGGGCCTCGTTCTGCCGTCGGAAGACGCCGACGCTGCGGTGTTCCCGCTCAACGGACTGGTTGAGTTCAATTCGAGCGATCAGACCTATCTCACCGCGCTCGGTACCGGCGACCTCTTCAAGGCCGTCTCGATCATCAATGCGCAGCTTGCTGACTTTCAGCTTGCCGCGCGGATCGTGGCCGTCCGCGTCGCCAAGGGCGCCAACGATGCGGCGACGATGACGAACATCATCGGCAACCAGGCGGCCGGCACCGGACTGTACGCGCTGCTGCGCGCGGGGCAGGTCCTCGGCGTGATCCCCCGCATCCTCGGCTTTCCCGGCTATACCGGCATCTTCACGCGTGACGAGGACGACGTGGCGGAAGCGAACCCGATCTGCGCGGTTCTTCCCGCGATCTGCTCGGCGCTGCTCGCACACGCTGTCGTCGGCGGGCCCGGTACCACGAAACAGGATGCTCTCGATTGGCGCGAGACGATCAATTCCGACCGTCTCATTCCGGTCGACAATTACCTCAAGGTCAGCGACGGCACGGACACGACGGAAATCGATGCCGCGGCGTCGGTCATCGGCATCGGCGTGCGCTGCGACTTCAAGCTCGGCGCCGGCGTTCCGTCTCACTCGTGGGCCAACCAGCCCGTTCACGGCATCGTCGGCCTCCGTCGGTATGACGCGTTCAGCCTGACCGACGGCGCCAACGATGCGCAGGAAATGCTCGCGCAGAACATCGGCGTTGTCCTTCGTGGTGAACTCGGTGTCGAGACCGCGATTGCGGAGGCCGGCTTCAACTTCGTCGGCACCGATAACGCCGGCATCGATCCGCTGTGGCAGTTTTATAACGTCACCCGCATGCGCGACTTCATCCACCTCTCGCTGTTGAAGTCGCTTCGCAAGCGGCTCGGCGTGTCCAACATCACGCCGCACGCGGTGCAGGCGCTGGAGAACGACATGACGAATTTCATGTCCGATCTGAAGGCGAACGAGCACATCCTCGGCTTCCGCGTCGGCTTCGAGAAGGACAAGAACTCGCCCGAGAACCTGCGCCTCGGCAGGCTGCGTATCTTCTTCCGAGCGGAAGAACCGCCGGTGCTGCGCCATCTGACGATCGACAGTCGCCGGTACCGCCCAGCGCTCGAGGAAATGCTCGACACCCTCATCACGCAGGCAAACTCGCTGGTCGCTTAACAGCGGCTGGCTTGCGGGCCGCTAACCTCTAACACTTGGAGCAATACCTATGCTTATCATTCACGAAGCCGGCGCCCTGTTTGTTGGCGACGATGGTCCGGACAACGGCAAGCATGTGAACCTGCTGACCATCAAGCTGCCGACACTTGAGGAAAAAACGTCAACCCATTTTGCGGGTGGCGCGATCGGTGAAATCTCGGTGGGCGGGCTAGGCCTGTCGCCGCTTGAGGCGACCTTCAAGCTTGCTGGCTATGATCCGCAGACCATGAGCCAGTTTGGGTTGGGCGCGGCTGGCAGCCGGCCATACACCTACTACGGCGCATTGCGCGACAAGCAGGGCGGTCGCGTGATTGAGCTCAAGTCGATCATGTACGGCCGCTTGACCAAGATCGAGGGTGATGAATACCAGCGCGGCGATCTTCTTGGCCATGATCACGCAATCTCAGAAATTCTGCGCTATCAGGTCTATTACGACGGCAAGGAGAAGTATTTTTACGACTTCTTCAACTCCGACTGGCGCGTCGATGGCGTTTCGCAGAACGCCGACGTCCGCAACATTCTCCGCATCGGCGGCGGCCAGTGAGCGTTGGCATCGGGAGGTAAGAAAATGGAAAATGCTGAGAGTGTGAAAGAGGCGGCGGCTTCGAGCGAAGCCGCCGCAGCGCCGCAGATCGATCCGCCGCGGTTTGTCGAAGAGGCGAGGCGCTTCCGATCGGTCCCGCTTGAGTGGCCGATCACCTATGGCGGCCAGGTCTATGACCAGATTACGATCCGCCGCATGACCGCTGATGAGGTTCGGCAGTTCGTCGACGCGGCGGCCAACGGGCTCAAGCCATCGCTGCCGATTTTCGACGTGCCTGATGCTGTCCTCGCAGCCCTTGATGCCGATGACGATGCGGAGGTCGAAAAGGCGGTGAACGATTTTTTGCCCCGAAGCTTGCGAGCGGAGATCGAGCAGACATCCGCCGCTGGCAGCACTACGTCAGCATCGCAGCCGCAGGATTAGGCGGCGCGAATATTCCTTGGTTGTTGGCCGAGGATTGGTGGTCGTTGTTGCGCTGGTACGAATGCGGTGCCGCGCTTCTGGGGTTGAGGTCGAAGAATGGGTAGTCTGACGAGCAGCCTCATCATTTCGCTGATCGACCGGGTCAGCGGCCCCGCAAAGGGCGTCGGCGCCGCGCTGAAGGGCGTGGCCGCGGCCGAGAAGAAGCTGGGAAGCGGCGGCACGTCGAAGAAGTTCGACGGCCTCGCCGGTTCTCTTGAGCGGGCGCAGAAGGCCGCAAAGGGCTTGGAGTTCGTCGACCTTCGGAAGACGTTCTCCAGCTTCAACCTGACCAGTCGCGAAATCCGGGCCATCACAAAGGACTTCGACGCGCTTCAGCGCGCTGTCCGCGGGATGAAGGCATCCGACCAGCTCGGGGCTCTGAGGATCTGGCGCGACGCGACCGTTCGCGATTTGCGCGCTGTGAGGCACGAAACGCATCGGCTTCAGGCGGTGCGCGAGCGGGCCGCCAGCACGTTCCGCCGAAGCGTTCGCAACGGCGTCGGCTACATGACCGGCGGCAGCCTCACCTATGGCGCATATCGCGCCGGCCGCGCAGGCGTTGAGGCAACCGCCGGCAATGTTCGCGAAGGCGCGCGCGACTATCTCGCTGGCTTGTCGCCGACGGAAAGCGCCCGCCTGAAGGCAACCGCGCTCGGACTGTCTGGTCGGTATCCATCCGTCAGCATGGAGAGCATGCATCAGAGCTTGCGCGAAACGGCGACGTCGATGCGTTCGGTAGATAAGGCCGTCGAGATGGGTGACACGCTCGCCCGCGGGCTGGTCGTTCTGCAGAGCCTCAAGGGTAAGGACGAAGCCTTGAAAGAGAGCGCGAAATTCTTCAGCGCACTCGATACCCTCGGGAAAAATCTTGACCCGGGCGAAGTGCGAGAACTGTTTCACGGATACCTCAAGGCGCTCGGCGTCGAGGGCGTCGACCTGAATATGGCCGATCTGAAGCTGATCGCGCAGAAGTCGAAGTCCGCGGGCCCGGGGCTGTCCAATCGTTTCCTGATGGCGACGGCGCCAGGCCTGCAGGGCGACATGGGCGCTGCGCGGCTCGGCACGGCGCTTGGATCAGAGGTTGCCCAAATCATCGGCGATCGCGCCACGAAGAAGGCGAAGGCGGCGCAGAGCCGGTACGGGCTGCGTAATGGCAGGGGCTGGATCGATAGCCGCAAGATCATGACCGATCCCGACAAGTTCGCTTGGGAAAATCTGATCCCGGCGCTGAAGAAGAAAGGGATCGACCCCGACGACGTCCCCGCCGTCACGAAGGTGATGAACGAGATTTTTAGCAACCAGATGGTGTCCGATCTCTTCACGAAGATGATCACACAGCGGCAGCAGTATCAGGGGAAGTCGGAGCAGTACGAGAAGGCACCGGGGCTCGATGCTGCCCAAGCGCTTCGCGGGAAAGACCCGTTCGTTGCGCTCCAAGGTTTGACGTCGTCGCTTCTCAATTTTGTCAGCGTCGCCGGCGAGGGCGGTATGAAGTCGGCCGTGAGCGGCCTCAACTCGCTGGCCGATGCCATCGGCAACCTGACGCAGAAGCTCGCCGACAATCCGAAGCTTGCGACCGGCGCGGCGCTTGGGACCGGAGCCGCTGCGGTTGGTGGAGGTATCGGTACGGCCCTTGGGTTGCGCGGCCTCTACCGGTGGTTCACGAAGCCAGCAGCTGGCGGTGCAGGCGCTGCGGCAGCAGGGAGTGGCGCGCTCGGCGCTGCCGCCAAGTTCGGCCTAAAGCGGGTGCTTGGCCCGATCGGCCTTGCTTGGGGGCTCTATGAGCTGGTGAACGGTTTCACCGGCGACAATTCCCGCGGTGGCGGGGATGCCTCGAGCAGGGCGGCATCGGCGAGCCGGGCGAAGGCCGCCTACAGCAGCGGCATGAACCCGTGGATGACGGGCGAGACGCTGCCGACTGGCAAGGGGTCGGATATCTGGGGCGGCGGGGCCAAGCCTGTCGATTTCCTCGATGGCTCCGTGAAGGCCGCCGGTGCAGGCCAGAAGACGGGAGAGGCTTTCAAGAGCGCTCTCGAAGCGGAGTTAAGCCGGGTCGATGCAACGATCGCGGCGGCTGTGCAGCGGTGGACCGGGATGCTGGGCTTCAGCGTCAGCCCGACGATCACGCCGAACATCAGCAACCCGCCTGCGCAGCGACAAGGCGGCCTCAGCGGCAGCAAGCACGCGATGCATGCCGACTACGGTTTCGGAACGACGGGGTAGGCCAGCATGCTCTGCCAGCTTGGTGCGACGCAGTTCACCGTCGCTCCCTTCAACATGCACGAAACCGAACACGAGGCCGGCGCCTCGTTCGCCTCGCATGAGGTGCTCGGCAAAATGCCGACGCTCGAGTTCGTCGGCGAGGCTGCCGAGACGTGGACGATCCGCGGCAAGCTATTTCCGAAGCGGTTCGGCGGGATGGACGAACTGAGTGTCCTTCATGCAATGCGCCGATCTGGGGCATCGCAGTTCTTCATGCGCGGCGATGGCATACCGATGGGCTGGGTCGTTATCGAGCGCGTTGTGGAAAGGTCCTCCTACATCGCGTCCGACGGCGTCGGAAAGGTGATCGAATTCGACATCACCTTGAAGCGTGCGGACGGTCCGAGTGCTGACGGCATCTTCAACGCGCTGCTGAGCATCTTCACATGAGCATTGAGACGTACATCGTCGTCGGCGACATGATGCTCGACCAGATCCTCTGGCAGCGCTTTCGCCGGAAGACGCCCGGGCTGATCGAGCGCGTGCTCGACATGAACCCGGGCTTGGCCGGTCTTGGCCCGGTCATTCCGAACGGGACGTCGATTTCGATACCGATAGACACGCCGTCGTCGCCGGCCGCCGTTCCTGTCGTGAAGCTGTGGGATTGACTGGATGCCCCAAGCGATCTTTCAGGCCTTTGTCGGCGGAAATGCCGTCAGCGAAAGCTTCAACCAGCGCCTAGAAAGCCTGACGGTCACGGACAAGGCCGGAACGACCTCTGACGCAGCTTCAGTGACGCTCGACGACAGTGACGGATGCTTGCTGATGCCCGGCGTCGGCGATCCGATGACCCTCAACCTAGGCTGGGACATCAGCGGCGTTGGCTTAGTGTTCGACGGCATCATCGACACGATCCGCTCGGCCGGCACGCACGGCGGCGGCCGAACGATGACAATCACGGCGAAAGGCTTCGATCCGAAGGGGAAGGCGAAAGAACCCCTCGAATTTCACAAGGACGATGCATCGCTTCAGGACTTCATGAGCGAGGCCGCGGGGAAAGCAGGGCTCACCTTTAAGGCGCACGGCTCTGTCGGGTCGATACAGCGCCCGTATTGGTCGGCCGGGACCGAGAGCTTCATTCACCTCGGACAGCGGATCGCGAACGAGATCGGCGCGCAGTTTAAAATCCACGGCACGGTCGGGATTATGTACCCGAAGAATGCCGGTCTGGCCGTCTCAGGGGCGGCGCTGACGGGCATTACAGCGCTCTGGGGCGACAACCTGATTGATTGGGATATCTCGCCGGTGCTCGCGCGTCCGCGCTTTGAGCGCGCTCGGGCGCGCTTCTACGACCCTAACAAAGCGAAGTGGATGGAGAAGATCATCGAAATCCAGCCGCAAGGGCCGTCTTCTTCCGCGACACATACGCACCGCATCACCCGTGCGGACGATGGTGAAGCGCAGGAGGCCGCGACGCAGAACCAGCGTTCATCGGAGCGGGAGCGCGGCGGCGGCTCGGTGACCATCGTCGGCAATCCGGCGGCGCAGCCGGAAGGTTCTTGCACCGTTATCGGTGCCCGACACGGCATAGATGGCACCTACAAGATTGAGGGCGTCGAGCACACGCTGGTACGTGGCAGCGGGTATCGCACGCGGCTCGACCTGAAACACCCCGAAGGGGACGTTGGATCGGACAATCGATCCAACAATTAGCGCCACGCCCGATTGTGCGGGCGCGCGCTCACTTTGCTGCACATGGAGAAATCGATGACCAACACGGCCACGCCGGCGCGCGAGTTCTTTCGCGTGCCGATCGATGTCATGGAAAAAATCTTTCCGCGCGCCTCGGGAGACATCCTGCAGGCATTCGTCGAAAAGCAGGATGTTCTCTCTGCCGTCGGCGTTGATGGAACGCGCCAGCGCCTTGCCTATCTGTTCGCCAACCTTCACGCGGAGACATCGGGCTTCGCGCTGAAGGGCCTGACGGAGAACATCAACTACACGGCGGCACGAATGGCGCAGGTGTGGGATAACCGATTTTCATCGGCAGCGGCTGTGCAGGCCAAGTACGGCACCGCGCCGGGCTGGCAGAAAAAGGCGTTCGACGACATCTATGGCAACCGGATGGGTAACCGGCCCGGCACGTCGGACGGCTCACGCTATATCGGCCGCGGTGGTCCGCAAATCACGGGGCGGGATGGCTACGATCAGATCGGCCGGCGTATCGGCGTTGATCTTGTCTCGAGCCCGGAGCGGGCCTGCGAGGCCGCGCTGCAGCCGGATATCGCCGCAGCATTTTGGGATTGGAAGGGGATGAACCGCTACGCAGACGCTGGCGACTTCCTCGGCTGCGTCAAGGCGTGGAATGGCGGGACAAATGGGCTTGCCGAGCGACAAGCGCAACTCGTGCGCATCACCGGCATCCTGCAGGGTGTGAAGATCGAGCTCGCCCCGCCGGTCACGAAGCCGCCGGCGGCGCCGGTGATTGAGAACGACACCAAGCCGTCCGTCTGGGCGGCTTTTTTCATGGCGATCGCGAACATCTTCAGGAGGAACCAAGCATGAGTGGACTTCAAATCACCTTCAGCATCGCTCTCTTCGTTGGCGGCTACGTCGCGTCGATCTACACATGGACCCGCCTCAAGGTCATCGTGAACGGCGCGCAGGCGGAAGCCGAGAAGCTGCGCGCCAAGGCGAAGGCCATTGTCGAGGCGGCGCAGAAATGATCGGGCCGATCTCCCGCATCCTGCTGCGCTATGTGGTCGGCTACCTGGTCATTCGCGCATTGATCCCGCAGGATATTGCCGACCAGATCGCAAACGATCCTGACATCGCGGCGGCTATCGGCTTTGCGATCGCCGCGGTTGTCGAAGGCTTCTATGCACTGGCGAAAAAGCGAGGATGGCGGACATGACCGCCATCCTGTCGTGGCTTGCGTCGCTGCTGTCCGGGCCAATCGTCAACGGCGTAATCGATGGCTACAAGGCCAAGCTCGCGGCCGGAAACGACAAGGATCGCATTGCAGCCGACCTTGCGCAGCGTGAGCTCGAGGTGCAGCGCGCGGAAATCGAGGCGCAGGCGCAGATCAGAATTGCGACCGTCGGGCGTTTCTACGAACCCGAGAAGATCATGGGCTACGCCGTGGCGATCTACATCGCCAAGCTGCTTGTCTGGGACAAGGTGCTCGGGCTGGGTTCGACCGATCCGCTTGGTGGCTGGATCGAGACCACAGCAAATCTCGTGGTCGCCTTCTACTTCGGTAAGCGCGGCGCGGAGAGCGTGGCGAAAATCGTGACGGGAGCATTGCGCAAATGACCTGTTCACTCCGGGATATCTTGCGGCACTTCGATAATCGTATTTCCGAGGTCGCAACCGCATCGATCATGATCGGGATCGGCCTGCAGATTATCGCAGCGCCGGTGCCCGGCGACTATCGTGCGCTTGATGATTTGCTGCGATGTATGTCAGGTGATTTTATCGCAGCCTTCTTCATCGCCGTAGGAGCGATCCGGGTCGCTGCACTTATCGCGAATGGGCATTGGCGAACTGTCGGGCCATGGATGCGCTCTGCAGGCGCAGCGATCGGTGCGCTGATCTGGTCGCAGATGTTCCTCAGCCTGATCGTGGTTTCGCCCGATGACCTCACGTCACTCGGTGCGCCGGTCTACTTTGTTTTCACATGGATCGAACTGATCTCGATCTACCGGGCACTGGCGATGAGGGGTCATCATGGACGCGGTGGCTAAGCAGGCGTTTGAAGCCCTCGGGCCGTTCATCATCGTTCAGTTCGCTGTTGCGGCTGCCGTGTTCTACGGCATCTGGACTGCCGCCACACGCGGGGTGCGGGACAGTCGAACCGAAGCCGTTCCGCAATGGCTGCTTATCGCGCCCGCGCACGACGCGATCGAGGATTTGTCGGAAATTTCCGAGCATATGCGCCGGCAAACCAAGCTGCTGGAAAAGATCGAGGCAAGCCTAACGGCCTGCAAGGTCGCGCTCGAACTGATCCGCGACGAAAGCCGTCTGCGGTAA